CTTTTATGTTGTCCTTGATAAATTTAATTTCACAAGAATCAGTTGTGCAGTAACGTTCACCAATTGCATCGGCAGCCATACCAGCGTATACTCCAGTTAAATCTATCGGGAACAACGATGTCGAAGCTTCCGTATATTCTTCTTCTGTTATTTGAGTATACGGCATTTGGGGATACGTATCGTTACCGCTTGGCAAAAAGGATACTGTCTTAAGCTGTCCATCGTACATGTGCAATACAGTTCCGACATGTTCTGCCTCAGTATCTTTATTGAAAGATATTGTTACAGATACAGAGTTGTCTGACCAATAGCGTTGTGCGGTTGCGGCTAAAGACATTTTTTCAAAGATTGTAACATCTTTTTCAGCTCTTTCAGCATCGGATTTAATTGGGAAATACACAACAGAAGTTGTATTTGGTGATTCAGAAGCTGGCTCAACTCTATAGTTGGCCATTCTAAATAGTGGTAGCATCGGATCCTCGTTGGAGAATCTGATAGTTCTATTAAAGTATTTGCCACCTGGTGTCCAGTGTACGCCAGGTGATTCACCAGCAAGAATAGATACGGTTCCAGAAGGCTTGACAGTCGTCATCTTAATCGATTCACGAATACCCAACCACTCAGAATAAACATTGTCATATCGCTGAATAGTCTTATATCCCTGATCCATCCATTCACGAAGTGCCGGAACTCCAACGCGATCAGCAAAGTTTGCAACACCAGACATTGATGCGCCTATGCGACGATTGCGTTGCATGATTGCGTTAGTCTCTTCCCAGTGAGTAGGAAGGAGCGTAACAGTCTTGGCATAGAGGTATGCAAACTTTAGAGTACGCTTATAGTCTTCTAGGCTGTCGTGACGATTGAGATATGTCTCCACCAAGGTGCAACACTCATATGATTCCAGTGACTGCTCAGCGCATGGGTTATAGCCTGCAACTCTGTGATCCTTGTTGTTTGGTGGATCAGCTAGACGTCCATACTTACGGGACATGTCCATCCAAAGAACACCAGGCTCTCCGTTGAGAGAGATACCTTCTACTATAGAAGATAAGTCTGCGCCAACTACTGTTTCTACAGAGTTGTTAGACATCCAACCCCAACCTGGAGCAGATGAATCATATGAGTTGCGTTCAGGAAAGCGTTCTGAATTTTTTAAGTTTAAGAAATCTTGATCATCTAAACGGCCAATTAACAACTCAGCTGAACGACGAACGTTTCCGGATACTACACATACTCCAATAACATTTCCAATGTCTGCTATGTCTATGCGTGTTAACTTGTCACCTTTGCGTCCAGTAAACATTTTTCTTATATGATCATGAAGCCTCTCTAACGGCTCATGACCAGCAGCTACACCACCAAATGTTTTAATTGGAGTACCGTTTGGGCGAATTAAAGAATAATCAAAATTATATGTAGGTTGATTCTCTTTGAGGTATGAATTAAGCAGGAGCGCCATGGACTCAACCCAACCTTCTCTAGTGTCAGGTATTATGTATGATGTTGATTCTTTTGGCTCATAGATAATAAAATCTTTATCTGCACCCTTATCATCAAAGCCTACACCAACACCAAGCATTGATGCTTCCATGAGGAATGCAAACGGTTTTGCTGGGTTAAACTTATTCATTTCACCAGTAGAAACAAACGCACAGTTCTGCAGTGCAGCGGAGTTCTTTTGTATATTTACAATGTTTGTTCCCATAGCCCAAAGACCACGACCAGGAGGAGTCCACTTAAGGTTAAATAATCTATCAAAGGCTTCTTTAGCACTAGCTTGTGCTCTAGCATCGTTCCATGGTAGGCGATTCTTTTTGCAGTGATCTTTCTGCAAGGAGTACATTCCGTTGATAACTCTTTCACATACGTCAGACCATGTCTCTTTTGTTCCATCTTCTTTTAATCTAGAGTAAGTTCGAAGAAATGTTATCTCTCCAACGGAGTTCCCAGCTGCATCCCTGTATCCAAATGGTGCAGACTTAGACCTATATGATTCTATGAAATCATCAGTTAACTTAAATAAGAACATAGAAGATTGCTTAGTGGCAATCGGTGTTAGATCTGGGTTTCCGTTTTCGATTTCTTCTGACATGCTATCTCCTTATTTTGCTAATGCTAAAGTTTTTACGTACTTAGGGTTTAATTTTTCTATTTCTGTTTTCTTGATCTTTTTTATCTGATCATAATTATATACGTTATATATTTCTCTTTCGAAAAAATATCCACTTCTCCAGTTAAAAACTTTGTCTATTACATTCTTGTGATTTTGAAATACATTTGATATAACTGCACCACCATATATTCTAACTAGGTTTTGCATTTTCTTAGTTACGATATCTTTATTCTTGTCATTTAAATCACCGTTTTGTTCCGCCTGAGTATATAACCAATTAAAGCTTTGTCTAGTTAATGGAGAGTAATCAATTGGATCGATGATGCCAATCGATAGTAACTCTTTTTGATTGGTTTGTATGTATAAATCTTTCTTAACTATTTCTAAAAATAAAGAAAACCAATCTCTTTCCTTGTACTGATTCCAGGTAGGGCACCAAAATAGAATAAGGTGAACTGGATCAGGGATATTTGTTTTCTCCATAGTTGGCAATAACATTGTGCAGGATATTGCTCTCTTTATATCTTCTTTACTTATGTCAGAATTCTTATTCTTGTTTTCAAGATTCATCCATAGTTTTGAAATGTGCGTTTTCCAATCTGCTTCACCTATATATAGGTTAAGATACTTTTCAGCAACATCTAATGGAAGGGCTTTGTCTCTAATTACTGTATTTAATTGATCTAAAAACATTTATAATCCTCATTAACCCTAGACAAAACTACAAAAACTTATATAAGAGACCCTTTAAAACAGTTATCCCGCCCTGATTGGGGCGGGATAACTATCTTACGCTAAGTAGATGCGTCGGTTTCCGTACTGACAAGTATATCAGTTAGGATTTTTTTATGTTGTGTTTAACTAATTATTTCAAAGTTGCAGCGGAGTCCTTGTCTCCAATTTTTGTTGCTGCGAATCCCTTGATAACGCTAAGCCCTGCTGCTGCTGCAGCTGTTGCTGCTGCTTTAGCTTGATCAACTCCACCGACTGTATAAACAGCGATAAATGTTTGTGCTGCAGTCCAAAGGGCTCTTTCGAGTACGTCTTTAATTAATTTTTGATCTGGCATTTGTTTCTCCTATTGTTAGAGGGCTTTTGCTGACGGTACACCTTTGTACTCACCAACTTTATTGCGACCGTATTCACTAGCAGTATTAGCTTGTCCGTAACCTGACTTCATTACCTCTGTTGAAGCAACACCGTCAAAGATATAGTTATTATAAAGACTGTATGCAGTTACTCTCTTGGCGTGACCCATACCTGCAAATGCTTCTGCTGAAGTAACACCATCAAAAATGTAGTTACTGTAATTACCATAGTACAGGCTGCGCTTAGCATGTCCGCCAGCAAGTGCTCTTATATCAGCAAGTCCCTTATATTCAAAAGGACGGAATCTAGTTCCCTCATAGGTTGCTGTACCATCGGCAAATGTACCCGCTAAAGGTGTAGTTTGAGCATAGAGGGTAGAGCCATTGAAGAGCTGCGATAGCAGGACGTTACCTGGATAGTTGCCAGTTCCTGGAGTGTGATGATTATCGGGACCACCGTCTAATACATGACTACCGCCCTTAAGAGGGTAGTAAGAGTATGTGCCGACGACGCCCTTTGGGCCGATCATATCAGCAGTTGTGCGCCCCTTCAGTACTGGTCTTGGACCAACGTAGTAAGTTGCCATTTTATAGTCTCCTTAAAAGAATAATGTGCTATTTATAGTAAAATGAAATAGCTACTTATTAACTATTAAAATTAGCTATAATTAACTATTAGATCAGATAGGACTGGAGCTGTTCCGTCCCCAAGCTGATTCAGGGTTACTTCTATCCAGACTGAAGACGAACCGGAAACCTCATCAAGTGTATAAACTCCGCTATCCTTATAGATTACCCTATAGCTGAAAGCCGTAGATATTAACTCCTCAGGAACATTATACATCTTTGGTATGACCTCGTCTACTGAATAGATCAATGTTCCTTCTGGGGCGGTGAACTTGATTATTGTTCTTCCAGTTTCCAAGAACCTTTGCGATCTTACATCTAGATCAGATAAGCCATATGTATATACGTATTTACCATTTTCTAAAATATAATTTCTTTGTCTCATATTTATTCTAATTGCAGTAATCTTTATTGGAGGGAAATAGAATCCCATCGGCCCAGCATTGAGTACTATGTCCGAACCGGATATTGACCATCCACCTGGAGCAACTCTACCTATCGCATCAGATTCGCTATCATATAGTCTATTAAAGTTTAAGGGAGTCCATCCATCAGACTCTTCCAAAGATGGCTCTACCTTTGTCGTGTACTCAATCGAAAGAATGTCTACTCCGAATAATGGATATGGGGATAAAGATAAATAGTTTGATGTATCGGATCCAGAATAGGCATTAGGGATCTTGTAGTAGGCAAACATTTGAGCGCCGGATCCCAAAGCTGAGTCGGCTATGATATTTCGTTTCCAGAATTTATCAGACCTATCTAAAAGTGCGTGAAACATTGGACTAGTATCCACTAGTGCACCAGGTGTATCAACACTAACAAAGTCATTCTTTATTTTTGTTTCTAGAAAATCTGGAATTGTTTGTTCTCCTAAGCCGCTAAAAAACTTAAGCTTAGAATAAGAAGAACCATCAACCTTTGGCAGTGTTATTAGATTATACACATGATCAAAACTAAGTGCTTCAGAACTTGAGAGTGCAAACTGTGCGTCACTAACAAAACCAGCTACATCTATTTGAGAATAGCTATATATAGAGAGTTTTTTATAAGGTGAATCAGTATTATATTCAATTGCCTTTACCCTATCTTCTAGATCTGCTATAGCTCTAGAGATAAATAAATGATCTTTTAATACTCTTTCAAAAGCCTGACTCAACTTCTGATCCAATACACCAGATCTATTATAGAGGTGAACTAAATCTTGATAGTTCTGTTCTGCCCTCATGTTAAAGTCAGCACTATCTACAGGACCGTTGTACTGTATTGTTTTATTTTCTGTGTTTAGGTAATCTGACATTTTAATTAATTATCCAGTCTGTTTTTCTAATTTATTAATTTTATAAAATAATCTTGACAAACTTCCGCCAATTGTATCTGTAGTTTCCAGGTAATCTATTGTATCACTTGCACTATAGTCGTACATCGAAATTGAATCAGTAGAAAGGTCATAGACTCTACCATAGTATTCTTCACCAGTTATCTCATCTGAAATAGTTCGGATTTCATGGGTTTCATCTTTTTCCGCTCCTAGAAAAATCTTTACTTTATCAATTATAGCTGTATCAAGAAGTTCTAATTCTAAATACAGTCTGTTCATATCCATATAAACTTTTTGATTAAAGAGATTTTCCTGTCCGCTCTTCCTTGGAGATCTATAAAATGATCTAAACCTCTTAACTAATGGTTCTCTAATTATTTTTTTACTATTTGGATCTAGATAACTTATCGGCATGTGTGTCTCCTACTTTGGATATAGTAAACTTTAATATTCACTTGTTGTTGAATTATTATCGGATAATTCATTTGCTGATATATCAGAATAATTTTCGGAATTCTTAAACTTTAATTTAAAATAATCAATAGTTGGAGAAGACAGCGGATTTCTACTTCTGGATATGTCGGCTCTAAATCTTAGAGCAGTTACTGGGTTTGGGTTGTTCGAATAATAAAATAATCTTGAATTACTGTTAATATTATCTCTGCACAAGATTTCTTTATTGCCGAAAAAATTTTCGACAGTAAACACCTTGTCGTATGTTGATCTGTTGACCTTAAACTCAATTGGGTCTACATAGCCGTAGTATTGACTATAAACTAAACCATAATCTAATAATGATTTAGAATCCATTAAACTGATTGAACCGTTTGCACTATCCTTTATATCTATAGCTACCTTAATTGTGTTGATTCCCGCTTTGAAGTTCCATTCAATCAACTCTGAAGTTACCCCAGAAGGAACACTTGATGGCCTTCCATTTAGGTAGACTGCAACATCCCAGCTCTTCGAAACGCTATCATTTTTAACCAACAAGTGTCTAATGGTGATATCATTAGCGCAGAATATTTTAGTTTCCAATAAAACGCTAATTGATTTTAAGTTTGGACCAGAAAAAAATATAGAATTATTAGATATTTCATAAGATGGTATAGAGAATATTTGTCTAACACTTGATTTTCCAGATAAAATATTTCCCCAAGTAGCTAAAGAATCGTTTTCATTATAAATACTATTTTGATAATTTATATAATTACCAGAAACTGAATTTATACCATCTAGTAGATAAGAACTAACCGGGTTATCCAATTGATCAAGCTTTGCTATTCTATATATTGTTTGATTTGGATATAAATCAACTGTTGGATTTTGCTCATTTAAGTTCTTAGAAGTATTTTTTGAAACTAATGGTATTTTATTTAAAGAGTTTGTAGAGTTTTCTACACCATCTAATATCTTTTTTGATTTTAAAGAAGAGCCAGAAAAATTAACTGTTGTAGAAAAAGAGTTTTGAGTACTTTGTTCTGAAGAAATTGGAATCCAAGAAAAATCAGATATTGATTGAGCGGACGCGTTATCTTCTGCTACAAAATAATTAACTGAACCATCCTGTGAATTTTCTCCAACATCTATCGATACAGCGTCGATCACCAAGTTGCTATTGTCATTTGAATTTAATGATATCGGAGCAGATACAAACGATGCAGATTTATCATAGTATTGTCCACTTATAGCTATGTCTCTAATGCCATATCTATATCCATATCTGCTAGCTCTGTTGTCTTCTATGACGTCTGGTTCTGTTTTAACAAAGAATATATCTATTGAACCAACGTTACCTGGATCAAAGCTAAAAGAAAATCTATCATAATCTTTAGTAGATTTTTTATTCAACACCTCAGACACCTTGTTGGGGTCGGTGTAGTTTACCTTCACGTAGATATCAGTTGGGGAAATAGTATTTAATCTTCCCTCTATCTTTGATAAGATAACATTTTTAGCTATAGGTAAGTTGATTGAAAAGCTAACTAAGCCTATAGTGTCAAAATAAAATACGTTTTGCCATTCAGTATTTTCTAAACCATCAAAAACAGATCCAAAAAAAGAATCGTCAGAAAACTTCTTATTTAAATCTATTTGCGTTTTATTAAAACTCAGAGAATATGTTGGTGCGCTTGCCACAACTGAACTAGTGGAAAGTAAATCAAAAACCGAAGACTTTAATGTTGGTAATGAAACTTTACCGTTAACTGTGTCGACAAAAGCTGAAGTATAATTTAGATCAGATCCACTTGTTGAGGCAAAGTTGTCTGAGTATGCTGCATAGTATCCTTCTGAATTTTGATTAGCAAAAATTAAGTCATCCACTTTATTTTCTAACATCATTCTTTTAGACTTTAAGTTATTTAATCTTTTATTTAATGCTGTTGCTACAGTCATTAAATCATCAGAATTTTCAAATATAGAATCATACAAAACTTCTATATTAAAAAGAGTATGTAGCATCTTTTGATTAAAAATTTCAACTTGACCAAATGCCATCTGTCTAAATATTTGAGCATTTATATCTAATGGTTGCCCTGGCTCATACTTAGAAAAGTACTTAGAAAAGAACTCTAATATTTCCTGCTCGTTAGGCTTGTTTCCACCAGCATAAAGGCTCTTGTATAAAGTGCTTAAGAATTTTTCCTTTTGTATATTGCTTATCGTCATAATTGCTCAACTCTTCCGGCTATTTGATATGAGTAAATAACAGGTGTAGTGTTTTCATATCTTGGTTTTTCTATATCAATTTTTATTCTGATTGACTTTGTATCAGATGGTATGTCTGGAGAGTTGAAATATGAAACTCCCTTTACTTGACCAAAGCTTTCTATATTTTCATTAAATGATAATATTTCAGGAATGCCATTGAACGGATCTTCTATCGGAGAAATTTGTATCCACTTTTTCCCGTCATCTATTGATATGTAATATTTAATGTAACTTATATTTGAGTTGCCACCCTGAAGGCTGAATACCGTATCAGAAGATACGGTTAAATTTTTTACATTGTAACCAAATACAAATGGCTTAGATATTAACTGAGCTTTTTGTGCATATACGCTATAGTTAACGTCTATAGATCTAAGTCCTATCGTAAATCTTTTAGCTGGATAAATTTCAAAATTTCTTTGAAGCAGGATGGAAGACGTTGAATATTTAGGTGATAGATCTGACTTAATTGTTTCTACTGCTAAATCTTGAAAGTTAGAACCAGACCATTCTGCGTTTGATATTTTTGCCTGTATATATGTTTTTGCCGTTTCAGCAGCAATCAAGCTTTCGTATTGAAAAGCTAAAGTAATATCAGACACAGCTGCTAATTCTTGCTGCTTAGCCAAAGTCTGATAGGCTATTGCTGGGTTTACGTAATAGTATTTTTGCAAAGATGGAGCTGCAGAAGAATTTAATCTCTTAAAAGTTACAACATGCCTCTCTATTTTTATGGCTTCTTTGTATGTGATATTAATCTTCTTTGTTGCAAGACTAGATTGATCTTTTGAAACATTGGGGCGCAAAATGCTTGGAACTAAATCTAAATAATTAAATTGAACATCTTGAAAACCAATAGCACTAAGTCCAGCTGGATCAAATCTACTATTAGTATTTAGTGGAGCAAGAGATCCGGTATTTGAAAACGGTTTCCAATACATGTGCTGCATTGTTATATCAGAGTAGTCTGATTGCTCTAACTTAACAGTTATTTCTGATGTAACTATTTCATTAAAGTAAACTACTGCTTTATTATAGTAGTAATTTTTTTTAGATTCAATATTTTGAGGAATGAAATTAGAACCTATATAAAGCGGAGAATCTAAAAGCTCAACAGTTTGATTTGTTATTTTAGAAATTGCAGTTATAGAAGAAACTTTTAATTCAGAATATGGAGCTCCGACTTTGTCCAAAATAAGGAACTATAGATATAGAATTTGTTTTTTTTGAAGAATCTGTTCTTATTTTTAAGGTTAGCTTAAGTGGTTCTTTGAGAATTTTTTCTGACCAATTTTTATAAACAGTATCTGTTTTTCCATCTGTTGAGATTTTAGAAGAATATGTAAACTCAAAATCTTTTGCTCCGTTTTTATTTTTTAGTATTGGGTCTATGTATATTCCCTCATACTCAAAATATGTTAAAGGGTTAGAATCAGTTACGTTCTGCAAGAGTCCCACAGAGTTATTGTCCTGGAACATGTAACGATAGTTTGAATCTATATTCTCTTTCGCATACACCATATGATTATTCCCAATGAATCCATTAGACTCTTTTTCATCAATTGAAATTGATCTAACGCTCCAAGCATTTGTGTCGATAACTGGAAGCGATGCGTTTCCGTTTCTAATCGATGCAATGAGGTTTTTGGGTGTTTTTTCTACATCTATAAAATCCATATTCTCAAATGAGTCACCAAAGTAATACAGATCTTCACTAGGTGCTTCTGAGTAAGCCTGAAGTATTCTTACTTTTGACTTAATTCTATTAGCAAATTGGTTTTCTTTTTCTATTTCAGAGTTAAATAAATTATACAAAGATACCAACTGCGCACTCTGATAATCAAGTTGCTTAGCTATTATGTTTAAATCATCTGCAACCCCAGAAATAAATGCATTGAACTTTTTAGAAGATGGTGGCTCACCTTTTATTACTTGATTATATTTTGCTATTGGATCAGTCGAGTATTTATTTATCTCAGTTATGAGTATGTGAAATTCTTCTGACATATCTTCATATGAGCTAACTGTATTTTGGGAATACTTCCTTAGAAAGGATTGTACCTTCTTAATAAGCTGATCGTAGAATACTGTATTTGTAGATAGTTGAGCCATTTTTATCCCAATCTTAAAAGATTATTTGCCATATGATCAGAGTTTTTTGTTTTAAACTTAAGTATAACATTGTCTACTGAACCAGATGAAAAATAGTTATTAAAATTATTTCTTATAATTAATCTGAATCTTACTTGACTATTTAAATATTCATATATAACGTTAAAAGGTTGAGTAATAGCTTTATTGAAGATGATATTCTTTCCATTATGGAAGAATAGAACTTCCTGAGTATCATAAAATTCACCCTTTTCAAAACTACCTAATTTATAGTTAGTAAGATTAGTAGCATATGAACCATCAGAAAACTTTACAAGCACTGGAGTATAACCGGTGTACTCTATCGTGTTAATAGTACCACCTCTTTGACTGTAAGAAGCCTTTTTTAGCTTATCATAGTTTATATATGGTTGATTAACTAATTTGATACCATTATTTGATGCAGTTCTTTCAAAGAACTCACCATTTTTATCATTAGAATAAGCCGATAAGGTTTGATTGCCAGCCAAAAGCGTAGATATATCTATGTAATTTTGAGTAAAGTTAACGTTGTCTGCTGTATAACTAGCAACGTAATTATTCTTTGGATCAAAAGAATTTATATAAATTGATCTATTAAACTTGTTTACAGTATATTGACTTTCTGGAATTAATTTTTGATTTGAGTATATTTTTATAGATGTATCAATTGGAAAAAATCTAAAAAATGCTGTTTTACTTATTGAATCAAAAAATAAAAATTCAGAGTTAATGTCATTGTTATCATAAGAGATGATTGGTATCCAGTCATTTTCTGAAGTTGGATTTTCTTTTATTGAAATTGATAATTCATATGAGTTTGCTTCCTTAAGATCAAAATCTGGAAGCGCCTTACTCTCATCAACTTTTTCTAGATTCAACTTAGCCTTAACAGCTAGGGGATTCCCGTCTATTGGAATTTTAGAACTGATAAAGCATGCTTTATTAGTGGAGGGTGAGTTTGTTGCATTTGAGATCTGCCTTGTCTTACCAAATTGCACTCCCTTTAATGAAAAAGAATACATATAATTTTCTACATTTTGATTTTTGTTTCTTAACATATTCGTAGAATAAATATTTGATCCTGACATAATGGCATCGTCTGAAAAGCTTACTAGATTTTTATCTAATGAGTTTGAATTCTTACTTAGAATACTTGGAGAATTTCCTACCTTACCAAGAAGTCCACCCCTATTATTTAATCTGCTATCTACAAATAATGAATCATCAAACAACTTAAATCTATCACCTAGTGTTTGTGACACTATATTTTTTACCATAACAGAAAGATGGTTACTAGACGACAGGCGATTTTCCTGGTCTAAAGATATTGAATTATTTTTTTCATTTAAAAATGGTTGGGATCCAACTTTGCCAATTGGATATTTATATGTATAGTAATCAGTGTATGCATATGAATTTCTTTTTGCTTCATCTATTGAATTAAATTTTCTAAAATATTCTAGGACTATGTCTTGAAGTTTACTGTGATTATTCTTCTTACTTTTCCTTATACCATTTAGTAATTCATGAATTAGCCTTGAAGATACTTCATCTGAAGTTGGTGAAATAGTATTTTTCTTATACGTGCTTTGATTAAATATAAGCGTTATACTCTTTACTTTATCTAAAGGAAAGCTAATGTCTAATACAGAGTTTATCTTTACTGGAGATAAAAGAATTTTCTTTTTTTGATAACCAGAGCTAGGAACATTAGAATTGCTTGAATAGATTCTTTCTGCTATATTTGCTGATTCTACAACTACTTGCATTAGCTGCAGTCCATCATATTCATTAGGATTTATTCTAATTAAATCTATTTCAATTTCTTTTATAAAGTTAATTGTCATTACAGTTTTAGCACCAACTATATAAGAGTAGTCATAGTCTATGTTTTGAGAAAATGATGGTGGGATAGAAGTTAATACTGTTGGTGATTGAACTGAGATATTCCATACGTTCGACTGTTTCTCGTTAAATAAAGATTCATAATCAGTTATGGAAGAGATATATTGATTATAGTTAGTTTCGTAGTCTACTGATTTTACAAAACCTATAGCATTGATAAAATCAATGCCGTTGCCAATTTTAAACTTTGAAACAATTGGATCAACAAAACCGTTTCCACTTTCATCAAAAGCAACTCCGCCTCTATCGACAAAGGGAACTGGAGAAGTGTCATATGTATTTGATTTTAGAAAATCATTAAAATTTTCTATATAAGAGTCATTATAAAGATCATCTTTTCCTGAAATAAAATCATAGTTATCTATATAATTTTCTAAAAGAGAAATATTTTTTTCTATTTTTGCTACTTGAGATGACATGACTTCTATCATCGAGTTTAAAGATACGCTAATTGAATTAGATGCCGAAAAGTATCTATCAAATCTTATTTGTACATCTCTAAAAATATCAACAAAGAATTCAGATTCTATAATAGCCCTAGACCTCATTAAGGCTGGGGCAAAGTCTGCTCCAACAGAAAAATTAGAAAGACTTTTAACTAATTCTGCTACCTGTGCTTTATCGGCTTTAATGCTTTTAATTAAATAGCCAACACTTTGCTGGGAATTGTCAGAAAATGTTTTAATTATACTAGGAAGAAAGTTAATCATGATAATACACCCCAATCATTTCCTTCCATATCTTGAATCTTATATGCTACACCGGCGGTTATGTTCTTACTTATTATACTATACAACTCTGCTTCACTAGTAAAATTATTTAATACTTCTTTTGGCAGTTTTATTATAATGAATCCGCCCTTTGAATATGCCTGTTGATCTGGTGGATAAACATCCCAGAATGAAGATGCTTCTTTGACTTCTTTAAAGACCTTGTTTATATCGAGTGATCCATAAGATTGTACATCTATAGTCTTACCCATAGTAGCCTTTAATCCTCCGCCTTTTAATCTTAAATCTTCAATAGCTAAATCTTTAACATCTACAGAATTCAATACGTGAACCAGCCCTATTTGAAGAGAAAATGGATCGTAGTTAACGCTATTATATGGATCAAAAATAGAAGTATTATAAGTAAAATCTATTGGAGAATCATATGAATAGTCGCTAACATAATCCCAAACATAGCCATCTTGACTAGAGCTTCTAACTTCTATTCTTATAGGTTTAATATAAATATGTAGAGGCTTTTCTGTTTCTACTGTGTTTTTATTGAGGAATGGATTCAATGGAATAACTCTGCCGTTAATTTGTTTGAGCGGAATACCATTTGATTTAGCGGTGTAGTTCACTCTTATTAGATCTGGATCACTCGTTATCGGTGTGATGAAATCTACTATTCCAGTCTGGGAATTAATATTTCTTATAAGATTTGAATCTACTGCTGTCCATGGTGAGTCAACTGATTCTCTTGTTTCAAAATCAACCCAGTTAACAACTGACCCACATTCCATTTGCGAAGGTTCCATAAAAGTTGCTATAGGAACTTGCATTAATTGATATCTCTTAGATGATAAAACTATTGGTGTTTCATTAATTATAGTAATATATGGTTTACCAGCAATCTGAGACCAGATTACATTACCCATATTTAAAGTTGAATATGTAGCTCTTAATACTTTCCCAGTGTACTTTTCAGCCCAAGAAGTCCAACCATAAGCTGGGTTTATGTATATATCTTTTGTGAAAGATCCAGATGTTATATACAACGGCCATTGTTGAAACTTTGAAAGATTTGGTGGGATCGATGATATTCCTATTCTTGATGATGGAACATATTCAACATTGTATATAGGGCATGCCATCTTTACTGGTATGGAAGAAGGTATTATTTTGCCAGAAGTCTTTGGTCCAAAGAAGTCTAATCCATTTCCAAGATTTCCATCTGCATCTACTGCAAGTGCAGCAATGTATACATTTTCTGGACCTCTTGAAATGTAGTCTACATAATAAAGATTCATACCTAAAAATTCTTTTTTCTTATTATCATAGAAACCATAAAGAAAACCACCATCATCTCTAGCATTATTTGTTAATATAAAAGATCCATAATCTGTATTAAATTCTTTATCAGTAGAAAGAGTATTTACAAAAGATTGAAGATCTATGCCGTATGGTTTACCAACTTTATCTTTATCTAAACTTGGTTGAGTTAAAAGTACGAGGCCATCTAAGACAGAGATTGCTTTTTTTGCAGATTTTATTATAGAACCATCTGTTTTCATTAACCAATAATTATCCAAAAGCTTCTCAGCGCTTTTGATTACGTTTGAATTTTCATATATAAGAGATGAAGTTTCAAAAACTAATCTATTCGAAGAAATACTTAAATTTAAATCTGAACTATTTACTGGGTTTCCAGTCGCTGAAACAACATTAGCTACAGCAAAAGTATTTGAGTTTATTGAAACTGTTTTTGTCTGCGTTAAGTTTATTGATATAGATTCATCTTTGTACTGAGGCTCTAAATTAGAATCAGAGTAAGGTGTAAATGGCGGACTATATGAAGTGCTACTAAAATTAATTGTAGTATTCGATAAGTTTAAAGTTTTTTCTCCAGACCATGTAGGATATGTTATAGATACTGGAGTTGTTGCATACTTGGTGGACTTAACACCATTTAGATCTATAATCTCAGCTTTGTTTGGAGATATACCAGTAACTGATCCAGCTATATTAAACTTTATTTCTACTGGAGCTGTAGTCGTATCTAATCTATAACCACTTTCGACTATTGTTTGAGCATTAAAAGTATCTAGTGTGTAACCAATTTCAAATTCTACTTTAGCTAAAGAATAACCTTCAGTAAAGGTTCCATATTTCCCCCCTAATGAACCACCATTAAACTGGAAAGCAAAGAACATACACTCTGCCATAGGCTTATTAACTTCAATTGTAAACTTTTCAGTTGTATACTCTGCAGCGCCTTTAATTATATTTTTGCCAGCCATGTCTATCCCAGAATAGACTACTGCCTGCTTGAGAGCTATTCCCTTATAGTCTGGTGCACCAGCAAATGTTCCAGGATATATAGTCACAGATTTGAGAACTTGACCCTTTAGATCTTGTTGCGTTATTCCATCAATTGAAATTTGGTCAAATGGAACTGCAAAAAATATTGAATCTACTAATTTTTTAGGACCAGATTGACCAGTATATGTTATTTTTCTATAATTCCAATCTCTATTAGGAAGATCATGTAACTCTATCGCATCTGCGGCTGCTACAACATACTTAACAACTGTTGGATTATTTACTTGTAACCTAGCTATTATTGCACTATATCGGGTTGGATCAGAATTCTTTATAGATTTCCAAATATGAATTGCGATTAATGACTTAGTTTCGCTATCAACCGTTCCATTTTCATATCTTGCATTGACTGATGCCTGAAAAGCCAAAACTGCATTTCGTGTGTTTGCTTTAAACTGTCCACTTAATTCTGGAAGTTTTCCAGCAACCAATATCCCGGCTTCCCTCATACTTATCTGTATATATTTAATATAATCTGGAAGCATATTGGGTTTATTTTCTCCATATGCTCCGATGATATTACCTTGTTGTATGTCCCCTGTATATAAAAAGTTATTAACTGGATCGTTACTATTTATCCCTTGCCTGTAGGCGTCAATTCTATCAGCACCAGAAAATGCTGCGCCAGTTTCAAAAGTTTTGGTAAGAGCAATATCGTCTGCTTCCCTTTTGGAACCAGGTGGAAAAACATCTTCATATCTTGCTTGTCTTGATAGTGTTGCTGTATATTCTGCGGTAATAACTGCTGACCAATTTGCACTAAAGCTTAGCGTTGATTCACTTGATTGATTATAAGAATTAAAGATAGAAAAATTAAACGTATAATTTTTATAACTATTAGACGAAGATATTGAACTAGAAAGTCCATCGTTTATTTCTTTGGTCGATGATCTATATAGTCTTTCTCTTATAACGTAAGGACCAAAGCCACCGGGCACAGTGAATTGAGCTGATGGAGAATTAGTATACGCATAAACTGCCCCAGTAATGCTATCGTTGTTTATCTTAAATAGATTATAAGAAGTTGGTATCTCTGTACCACTTTGTACAACGGCTGCGTAAATACGATCTCCACCTTTTATCGGAGTAGCGTTTGCGATTTCTACGTCATTATTTGTTATCTCTATAAAAAATTCTAAATTACTAGAATCAATTTCTTGCAAAGAGATACTGTGTTGATCAGCTAAAAAGTCATAAATAGATTTTTTGTAAAATTCTAACACTGAAGAATTACTTGGGATTAAATTCCTTGCATACTTTGAGGTTCCAACAGCATTTTGATTGTCTACCTTAATAAGAGAATATACTTCTTTTTTCTCGTCTTCTAATAAAACGTTTCCATTTAATACATATGAAGATTGCCAATTTGAAACCTGATAGTACATTGACGATCTTAGATCTTTAACCTTAGTTGAAAATATTCTATTTAATAATGCAACCGAACATGCATTGTATAGCATTTTCATTGGACCTTCTATTGCTGCTACAGCAGTAAACGTAGCTTGAGTTATGCTAGTTGGACCATTGTTACTTGTTGCTATATCAAAGATGGAAGATGGTTGGTATATGTCATTGCAGTATTTAAGCATTGGTGTGGTTGTGGCCAATAGCGTGCCTTTAGATAGCGAATCAGTTGAAGGTGTGAACTCTAAGCTAACGAATATAGGCTTACTTCTAGAGTTAGTTAGCACAGTATTATTGGTTGAAATATTTCCAGTAAATTCTTTTACTGTTTTTTTAGTTGTAAGATTAGAAAGATTGCTTCTTCCAAATATTGAATATACATCGTAGTTAACATTATCTACAGTTAATCTTTCAAAAATACCTGGGTTAATCGGCCAAGCATTGGTTTTATTTTCATTAAGAAAAATATTTTCCTGATTATAGGTCCATGTATCTAGCGGATATTCCTGGGCACTGACCGATAAGGATGGATCTATTGATTGTGCGCCAGTATAATCAATTGCCTGTGTTGTGATAACAGAAAGTTTTGATAAATCTAATACCAGTGTTCCCTGAGTCTGCTCTAGATACTTCTTTAGCTTTAGACCTTGTTCTGTAGTTATTGGAGAACTAGGAGTCCAGGTGACTATGTCGTATAGAGAAAGTTCATCATCAGTAACTTTATCTAAATTTAATAACCAATACGATGCTTGATTTTTTCCGTATTGATTACTCTTTTCCGATAAGGGATTTGCATATTTGTACTTAGATGCATTAAACGGAGACTGCTCTAGTCTCAAAAAAGCGTAAGGGTTTGCTGCGCCAAAATCATTAGATTGCTCCATGCCAGATATCTGTGCTGATGTTGATAGCACGGCACAATTAATTACTTTTTGTTTTATAGAACTTTCTTTATCTATTTCTTCACCATAATTTATAGATGAAACATCAACGGATCTTTTAACTTTAGTTATTAATCTCCAGTTAAAAGATTCATAAGTTCTATTATCTGACAAAGCTTTTTTAGGAACAAATACTTCAAAACCTTCTGCTCTAGCATTCGTGCTGTTAATTAAATTATTTTTTGATGTAATAGATTTTTTACTATATATTTTTTTTGACCTTGAAGAATTATCTACAACAATTGATTCCTCTCCAATTCTATTAAAAATACTAACAGTATTAATGTTTTCTTTATATTGAGGAATCGTTGAAGATATTGACTCAGTTGAAGATAGCGTAACCTTATCGTAAACTAACGATAAGTCTACTGGAGATGGACTATCAAATAAAGCTATTATCTTAGAAGGAATATTTGATCTATTTGAATAGATTGGCAAATCTAATTGTTCAATTAATATTCTATATTTTTTCAAACCAGTAGATTGATCTACATACTCAAAACCATTTTTGTCAATAACTTTAATTGACTTTGGAACACTGGACTCTGACAAAAAATCATCAAGTCCATCATATGCGTAAGAACTTCTTGGCAGGAGAGTATAGTATCTAGAAACATAAAACGAATGAACAAATCCGTTCTTATTAAGATCTTCAATGTAGTACTTCTTATCTAATGCACGTGTGTTTAGGAATACATCGCTCACGCTAATGTCATCTGAATCGAATACCGTATAGCCATCTGAGTCCTCTAGTATTCCTAGTTCATTGGCAAAAACTATTTTATTCTTTGCAGATCTATTTGAAGCATTAATATTTGAAGAGTATGAATTCTCTGGTATAAAATTAGACAGATCTGTTACTGAAATGTTATTTGCTGGAGTTACTGGCTTTGAGTTAAACCAAACTAAAGCGGTTGAGGAATCATCTAGTGGTAAATTATTTACTTTTCTTATCTTTTTTTGACTACTGTTGTCAATATTTAAATTAAACTTATCCACAATTAATCCTCATAATCCTTTATTAAGTTAGAGTAATCTGAAATAACATATGGGGTTGCACCAAAATATCCAGCTTGGTACTGGTCGTATCTTGGAATTGGCAGCCATTGTGGCGGCGTCCATCTAGGCGTCGATTCAGTGTTGTCTACTATGTTTTCATTATAGTAACTAATTCTAAACGTTGGAGTAGAATATATATTCAATGATTTACTAATATCATGATTAATTATATCGGGTATCTTTAATCCAGGCACAAAATTGATGTCTACATTATCATAAGATTCATACCAGAATAGAACATCGCCAACTGATGTATTTGGAGTCGAAGATGGAGTTGAACTTAACTCTGAATCGATAGCCATAAACCAATATCCAGGAGTTGCTCTTTCCTGTGATGGAACTGGACCTATCTCGAACTTTCCATTAACATCCGTATAGACTATGCCTGAAGTAGTGTTCTTATCTGGCTTTAAGGTTGAGTTACTATAGGGTACTTCGTTTAGGGTTGAGTATAGATATCTAGACTTTCTCCAGTAAATTACACTATTCTCACTTGGTGCATTGTCGGTTGTTAGTATTCCCGATATGGTTGTAGATGATATTCCATCAGCATTGATGATGCTTGGGTTGGCTGACGCTAATAGCGTTGTATCTTCAGCCCTTGAAGAATATACTGGAATAAACTCAAGAGTAAAGAATTCACTAGTTTCACTATCTGGATGCGCTAATGGATTACTCGGGTATATTGCTCCATCAATTAAGACCATCACGTTAGTACTGTATGCGATGTCTCCACTTTCATAAACTGCATTTACAGAAGCAAATCCTTCATCGTCTGTAGTTATGGTACTTTGAGCAAAGGTTAGCTGATGAAGTAGTGAGGAAAGACTAAAGCTTTGATATGGTTTTGGATTTCCTTCAGTATCTAAAGAAATTATACTTATAGTTATATAATCATTTCCATCGTCTAAGATGTAACCCGGAGAAATATATAGTTTTATTCTGTCAAAGTCGTACGTTGCATTTGATGCAATTACGTAACCCTTGTCTAGGAGTGAGCTTGTTTGTCCAAAATTTAAATCAATAGGAGTTGAGTCTTCGTATATTGAAGATTCATATGTGATCTCATAGTTCATTGTAGCGTTAGGAGTAGCATCAAAAACTATCTTTGAATAATATGAAGAACCATCAAGGATATTATCCACGTAATATGAATTAACAACCTTATATTTTATGTAATAGTCTCTATCTTTTTTAAATTCATATGTAGATTTATCTAACTTAATAAATGAATTATTTGTTGAAAGATTGCTGAATAGAAGCTCTCCAGTGTACGCATCTGTAATAGAAAGATTATAAACATTTTTATAACCAAGATGAAAGCTATTGTCAAACTTAGGCTGTAACGTTTCTGTATTTTCAAATCCAAAATGCCTTGGAGAAGACTCATGAGGAAATCCCACCTCAGTATAAATTTCAGGAGTTGCTGAACCAACTAAAGAAACATTTACCATAACCGGAGCACCTTGCCTAGGTGCATTGGCTAATGTTACCTCTTTTAGTATTCCAGTTTTAACCTCAGTTACCGGCTTAGCATAGACGTAATACTCATCATTGTCTAAATGAATCCAGCCAGTATTAATCCTGGCGTCTAATCTTGCGTCGTATAATTTTCCTCTAACTATAAAGTTATCAAATACCGTAGTATTTCTCTGTAGATCATATGACTCAGAGATGGAATTATCTGGATATCTTAAACTCTTTGTGGTGTAATCAGTATCTGTGTAAATGCTAGATATACCGTTCGACTCAAGAACATACGTTCTATTTAAAAATGGATTAACGATTTTTTGTTCTGACCAAACTGATACATTTACAGATTCAGGATCTAAAACTTCAATTGTTTCAAAGAAGTATTTAAACTTTTCAGAACCAGACAGGCCAAAACCTTCTCTTGTTAATTCTGGTAATGAAATATAATTACTATTTTTTCCTGGAACATATTCACCATTTAAGGAGTTATAACTGATTACCCCATATTCATCAACGTATCCAGAGATAGGAGAAGCATGTGTTAGCTCAAAGGGATCCCAATTAACTATCTCAAATGGATAGATTGAGCTATTTTGAGTCGATACTGTAAGTGAATTCGGAGTACTAGTATATGGATAGCTAAGTTGAGTAAAGTAATATGATGCAGTTGCAGCGGATCCGTTTACTGTAGTTGTTCCAATTTTAGCGTTTGAACTAGGTGTTGCAAGATTTGAACTATTAAATCTTATGCTTAAGTTGGGTGAAGATGGAATAAATACTTCTCTATCAGTTTCTAAATAATAAGAAACACCACCATAGCCAGAAAAAGCTGAATTGTCATCAAGGTAATCTACGTCTACGCTTGTTGGTTTCAAGTTATTAATAAATATCTGTCTTGGCGTTGCTCCTACTGGCATGATTATATTAGAGACAATTCTATTATGATCAATTGAATAACCACTTGGTGGCGTAGCAACATTATTGATAATAATTTCAGACTCTTGTGGAGTTGTGTATTTAGTTACTTGAACTGGATTATATAGCTTTGAAAGAAGCTGCAGTTGTGTACTCTGAGCAAAGTTTGGTGTTGCTGATAATAGCGTTCCACTACTTATTAGATTCGCAGTTCTGTGAGAAAACTTTGCTTCAAAGTTATTAGAGTTTGGCGTTGCATAAGTTGAGCCATTCCATAATCCATTTTTAAGAACTATGTTTTCTATCTCAGATACTTCTAATCTAGAAGTGTTAATTGAACTTTTTGTATCTTTATATCCAGATAATGTTTGTTTTTCTTTTAGTGAATATTTTGATGAAACATATCCTTCTGTATCAAATATTTCTATAGAATTATATTCCGGGTAAGCTGAGTGAGTTGGACCAAAATTATTCTTTGGATAGAATGTGAGCGGTGCAAAAAATGTTATTGGCGTTGCATATGACCCGTGCGGGGTAGCACTGAATTCAAGAGTTAGATTTACGGTAGCTGCTGGATTATTGTATTCGGTAATTTCATAGGAACCATAATACTCATACTGAAGTTTTACTGGTTCATACTTTAAAGAAGTGCTAACATTTTTCTTGCCCTTGGCAACTATTGAAGTTTCAAAAAACTGAGGAGTTGCATCGTAGTTAGTGACAAATAATCCAGCGTCATTTAAGTCTCCAACTCCTGGTTGATAATATGGTATTGCAATTTCTTCATCATAGTATCTAGAGCGAATTCTATTAACACCCTCATTATCCTCTCCAGCGTAGTCCCAAATGCTATCTCCAAATCTAAAGTATCCCCAATTTGTAGGGTATCTTACATTTAAATCATCTACTAATTTTTTAAATAGATCAGTTGGATTACCATCTGCGGTAAAATATGGAGTTGAATATTCTATATCTGATATTTCTAAAATTTCAGGTGTTGCGCCTGGATAACTAGAAGATGGAGTGGCACCAAAAGCCTTCCAAAGATTTAACTCTCTTCTAAGAACTTTTTTAAATGATTCTATATCAGCGCCATTTGGATTTTTGAATACATCTAGAATTCTTTCCTTATAGGAAGCGTTAGACTCAAGATGCATTCTAAATAAACCAACTCTTGCACCCATTTCGTCAAACCAGTTGTATCTTAATATTGGTGTTTGAGTTAAAGGAGTTACAGTTCCAGTATTTTCACTCTTTATTGAGAGATTTCCATATTCTTTTACTGTTAGAATTTCTCTATTTAAAGGGTTGTGATAAAAAACATCATCAGAAATTTTTGATTTATAGAAATCAACAAGGTTATCTACTCTAGCTAATTCTAGAAGTTCATTAGATAATACTTTATTAAAAACATTTGTTATATTTGTAGAAGAATACAACCAAGTTAATTGATTAACATCAGCTCTTTCTATAAAAGAGTTAATTCTAAATATATCTATTTCTCTATCAAAGTCATCTAAATCTTCACCAATAACTGCATTTAAAAATTTGCCAGCTGTTGATTTTGGTACATATAAACTAGGAGTAGCCTGATCTATTGAGTCTTCATATAGATGCATCCACGAAGGAAATCTGCCTAATACATTTTTTGTTGAACGTGAAATTACTGGGTTAGAAGGTTCTGATATAGCTACTTCTATTATAAGAAGAAAACTTAAAGATGTTAATACTTCTAATTCCGTATTTACTACTACTTCAAATTTTGCATATCGCTTTACATCTTTTGATAGAAGTATTGATCCTAGAGCATTAGAAGTGGTAGTTACCGCTAGTAACCATGGTCCGATTTTGACTATCTGATTCGTATATATTTAAATCAAAAGTAATTGATTCAATACTGTTTAAGGAACTAGAAAAAGCTCCTTTAAAAGTTCTTATATCAATACGAGATGTTGTATCTATAAATCTATAGAGATAATCTTCTTCTGAATCAGCGGTAAAGATTGGCGTTGAACTAGTATCTGGATCAAAAACAAAACTGTCACCGCTGACTGAATTTGAATTAAAGAATAAATGGGGACTTACACCAGGATCTAGATATAGTTCTCCAGTGTCAGTAACTGCATACGCACCTTCTATTGTTGGAGTGGCACCTTGTAATACGCTGGTTCCAGTATAAATGTAATCACCTAGTGAATTTAAACCAGTTGCTGACCTAGTGTACGAGAAGTTTTTATAAAACTTATTTGAATAAAGGTCAATTACACTGGAGGTCCACAAATTATTACTTTTAGTGAAGTCTCCAGTGTTAAAGCTTAACAAATAGGTTTTCATTTATTAAACTCCTAAACCGCATCTAGCCAAATACTGTATTCGCAAGTAACTCCATTGTCGGGGTGAACAAACATCAAATGCTGACACGGTCTGCTCATTGAGGAAAAATACTCTTGAGCATAAGTGTTATAGCTTTCTGGTGAACCTGAGACCCTGAGCATTGAGCTACCTATGGTCATCTTAAACTGCTGATGATAGTGGCCCATAAATATATCTTCGAAGTGCTCTGGGATTGCGCCATCTTTCCACCCCATTGCCCTCTTATAGTAGCCATGATATTGTCCTGGTGCAGGCATTTGGTCACCATGAATTAATAGAGAACTGTAGTTACCTATGGTGTCTACAGCGTACCAATGTCTTTCACCTTTTCCATCTGGAATATTAAAGGTTATTCTTGGCTCTTGTCTTCCTTCTTTGTAAAAGAATTCCATTGACTTGTAAAGCAGTCTGTCCATATTTGTTTCTGGATCATGCATCTTTCTACCACGTCCGCCTACTGCGCCGTGATTTCCTATCACGCCAGTAACATGTACGTGCTCAAAGTGTTGCAATACAGTGTCAAAGAACTTGCTCAGAATTGCTGGACCGTTAACGCCTACTTGTCTATAGAGTCCAGAATCTATAAGGTGAGCTTGTCCTGGGAATATTTCTTCACCCTCTACGATGTCACCCAACAGCCATACGTGAAGATTTTTAACGGGATGATGCTTCCTTTGTATTTCCGTTATTTCTAGCAGTTTCTGAGTATAAACTTCTATTCTTTCTGCCAAAACTTCAGAGTTATAATCAGGAGTTATCTTACCCAATTGCCAATCCGCAAATACCGCTACTGCCGTTTCAGGAACACCTGGTAACACCTTAAGTGTTGGGCCCTTAATGGGAGCAGTTTCTATAGATGAAAAGGCATCAAATGCAGCTTGATACACTGCATAAACTGTTTCGTCTTTTACGTTCTTATTCTTTTCAGCTATTTTAGCCAAACGTCTATTCTCAGATCTTAAAAAGATAGATTGATCAGCAGCTGTGGCTTCATGACTATCTAAGAAGATTTGAGCGTCTTGCTCTTCTTCATTCCACACTTCTGTTATTCCAGTTTCTATTATTTCACAATCATCATGTAGTACTTCGCCAGGAAAGTTATCATACCCTTCTGATACCATTCTTGCATGGGTCATGTTTTTTGCTTTTACTATCTGCTTTCTTATAACAGAGTAAGTTTGTTCAGACATTAATTTACACCTTTTCTACTAGTTTACGCTCCCATTATAACAGAGAATAGGCTAAGCGTACCAGCAGCCATGTAACTTTTATCATCAGATAGTCTATAATCTTTATTGGGTATATTCCTATTATCTACCTTAATATTACCAACAGTGACAGACATGATTAGCTCTGAAGAAAGCTTCATCTGTCTTTCTATTTCTGATATTGAAACTGAGTCACCAATTGTGAGACTGTTTAAATATCTATTTAAGAAAATCTTTGATTGATTTTCTACGCTTCTAGCAATTGCTCCCGCTGTTCCCTCTCTTAGGGTCAAGGTAGCTGAAACATCTACTAATTTTTTAGTAGCTATTCTAAGATTCATATTAATACCAACTGGTTTAACTGCTTTAATTTTTTCGTAAACCAACTGACTCATTATACTTATTCCAGCTTGAGTTTCTGGTATAACAACTATATCGCAAGTACCAACACCAAGAGAAGCTTCTCTTATTTTTACATCCCTTACACCTTTAACTGACAAGGCTGCAAACCTAACGGATTCTGCGGTACCTGAAGAGGAACCTCTAATTCCTGAAACTATTCTTCTTCTATAGTTATCGTCAGATTCAGAGTTAAGACTACTATAAACTTCCTTCGGATTATTACAGTACACTACGATACCCGGAGGTGATATGAAATTATGTTTTACCAAGGTATTTCTAGCTGCAGTTACATTGTTGTCTGCAAATTTTGCCTTAACTGACCCATAGGCTCTTGTGTTGCCAGTTGTTATAACGATATCTGAATTTAGCTCATACTGATATTGGGTTGAAGAAAATGCTGTCGTATCATTATATACGAGCGTTCCCTTTGGAATGGTTACGGTTGAACTGTGAGTTGTATTTAAATAAAATTCTATATTTCCAGTAACTCTTTCTGGGACTAGTTCAGATGATATCGTTCTACGCTGCACGTTATATAGGGTGCCTATCATATCTAGGTTGATTCCTGAAGCCGTTGAAAGATTAGATTGCTCTATACTCACCTTTAAAGAGTTATAAAGATCGCTAATTTCAGAATGAATTGCTTCCGCAAAAGCTCTAGCTATTGATCCAGGAGAGATGGCACTGATTCCTGCGTTTTTTTGCAGGGCGTTAAGAGTAGCTACCAGCATTTGCTCTTTACTCTTTATGTTAACTGATACCACTTTAGGCTCCTAAGTCTTGCGTTATGGACAATATCGTAGGTTCATTTAAGTCACCCATTAAATAAACATCAAACCTAATGGAGTCTGCGGAAACCGGTACTGCTTCAATAGTAATTTGTCTGTTTTTAAAAACCCCTTCTCTTTCTAGGGCTGCACGAATTAATCTTTTGCCGAAGTCACCAGTTTGAGGGTTTTGAGGCATTCCGTATAACATCGACAGTTGAGTCCCTAGTTGAGGGTAGATGAAGAAGTCACCTGGCTCAGTCATCAACCTCATGTATACATGCTGTATATCTTTTTCTGACATAGATTGGACTAAGCCCAAATCTCCAGATCCATTTACCACTAAATCACCACTAAGGCTGATATAAAAATCAGACATTATTGTCTCCTATGCTTTCTTTAACAATATCTAACGCCTGGTTTATCGAACGTCCATTAGACATTAGGTCTCTTATTCTATTTATTAAATTAGCCTTTGACATACTCTCTGCATTAAACAACGCAGAAGAGTTCCTATCCCAAAAAGAATCTAATTTAATAATATCTTCTTTTGTAAAATCATTATCTAATGAAGAATTTTCCAATACATCCACCGAGACAACATCAGTGTTAGTGGTTTCTCTATAGGCGTAGCTGCCGTTAATAGTAACTGTCTGTTGTGAATCTTCTTGGTCTATTAAATCTAAATTCTTTATGTAATGATCCATATTTAAAAAAGCTGGATTATAAGATTTATCATTTGCGCTGACAAATGCTGGCTCGGAAAACACAGTTGCCGAATGATTAAACTCCATAGAGTTCCATTTTAAACCATCTTCTTTTGTAAAAAACTTAATATTATCCGCAAAAAGAGAAATGGTTTTTGTTGATCCATTTATGACTATACCTACTCCAGGCGCTGAAAATATTTCTATATCACCAGAATCCGTTAGTCTTATAAAAGATGAATTATCCGGATGAGTAAGTCCTACTTCTCTTTGGGAAAAGTTTTTTCTCCTACTTAATTCATCTAACTCAGAAGCGGTCTTGCCAGCTACTGATTCAAAAGACTTTTGTGCATGAATTTTTTCTGACATTTTAAACCATAAACTTTGGTACACCAGTGTCTACACTGTAGTTGGGCATATATCTTCCTACGCTATTTGTATCGTCTATATATGATACTATATGTGGAAATCTTTCATTGGCATCCGCGAAACCAACTATACATCTCGTGCCTGCTGTTGGTGCAACGCTTTGTACGCCAAGGGTAGATGGACATGGAACGCTTCTTAATATGTTGCCAACTTGATTTGTCATCCTATCGTCTAGGATAATTACAGCTGTATTGGTCATTTTATTATATGACATAATAGTTCCAGATCTTGTTTTAGATTGCTGAAGCTGATTATTGCTAATGTGTGAATTTAATTTTTCATCAAACTTTGGATACTGTTTCATATGTTATCCCCTTATGCGCTCCACGCAGATGATGTTCCAGCATACTCATACTTACTTCCTGGGAAGGTTGTTGAATTTATATTTCTTGGTCTTATTCTTTCTGAACCTTGACTCTCATCGTGCTGGTCAACATATTGACCGTTTCCCACTGAAATCCCTACGTGGCCATAGCCATCGGCCCCACCCTTCCAAAACACCAAATAACCAGCTGGTGGGTTCTTTCCAAATTCGGTGTTTGGTCCATAGAATGAGGAGCTAGATATAAGATTAGACAGGTGTTCTCCTGCTGTTGGGAATGAGCTAAGACTAGGTGTGGGCACGGTATATTCAGGTGCGTTGCCGGCAGTTCCCCACTCATCTGTAAACAGTGCAGTTTGGGCTGTACCAAATAATCCTAAAGCTGCTGAGAGAACTCTGGCAAATCTATCACAGCCAAAATTAGGGGGATCCAAAAGATCTGGACGGTACTTAGTCAACCATTGAGGAATTTTGTTAGTACTAATCCAATCTGCGGCTTCTTCGATTTGGTACTTAGTGAAAGATGCGGGAGACCCATCTCCACCAGCACCTTGTTTTTCAACTACGTCAACGTTATAGGTGATAACTCCACTATCGCCTTCGTTTATCAATGAACCATCTTTAGCATGATCATAGAATACCGTACCGTCCATCCACTGTTCTATGTAATTTATTGTTCTTTTATTACTCTTTTTGAAGTTTACTCTAACCCAATCCTCTAGCGTTTCTATGGGTTTTCCTGTTGTTAAATATACGTTAACAGCATTTTGAAATTTTGTTCCGAATATAAATCCACAATCAGATCTTGGTGTACCATCTGAATTATTATAATCTCCCCAATGGAAAAAACCGTTAGATCCATCTATCTTATTTACGTTTTTGAAATCTGATCTACCCCACTTATCCATCAGCATCCAAACTTGATTAATCGGAAACCACAACCTATCATCGGTAGTAGACTTTGAAGCCTCTTTATTGGTGGTTGTAGTATAAATATCTACTAATTTTTTTGCTACTGCATTAGGATCCCAGGAAGAGGCTTCAGTAGCAGAGTACATTAACCTATGGGCTTTAACTAATTGCTTTGTTGCAGCAGAACCATCGTAATAAATTGGCACGTTGCTTGATGTGTTAGTTGACCTCGTAATTAAGGAAATTAAATTATACTGAAACATTCCAATTGAAACGTCACCACCCCAACTTGTTTTACTGTCACTGCATTTGCCGTTATAACCCGCTGGACTAGCTCCACTCTCTCTTCCCGCTACAGCGCAAAAAATTGCTGCTGCCTCATCAGAGAATGGACCTTCTTGGGAAAGCATTATGAATAGCTCGTAAGGAGTTATTGGTGGACCACCATTTTTGTAATTTTTATAGGCTTTTTCTTTTGCTGATGCCCCACTTGCTGAATCATCTACTGGGTTTCCATTTTCATCAAACTTTTGAGCTGAAGCATCAGAGGTTGTCCAGCCGCCAGAACCAATATATTTACCACCTCTTTGTGGACTGAAACTAATGTGTATATTTTCTGTGTGTTCTGGACCAAATTCAAAGTTAACATATTTTAGATTTGGATATTGTGTTTTGATTGCAGTATCAACTGACTCAAAACCTTCTCCAATTCCTTTATCCTTTGCAACGTCTGGATCAATTACTATAAGATCTGGCATTAGCGGTTGTGGCATTGTGTTTAACTTTTGCAAAACAATATCTAAGGCAACTGCGTATCTCTCTTTACCTCTTATTACGCCATAATCACCAACTGATCTAATATCAAATGCTCTTCCAAAAACATGATCAGAAATAGAGTTCTTAGCATTTTTGTCAATTCCACTTTCTGGATTTGAATGCCTACTCGTCTTATCGCTTTCTGACAACACTGCTCTATTAAGAGCAAATGTTCCATTTATTTTAACGCCTTTATTTACATCTGTCATCATTAATAAACATTCTATTAGAGAAGCGCTAATAAATGCTTTTTTCTTAGGAGAACTTATTAACGATGATTCAACCGATAACTCAGTTGAGTCAACATTATAATATGAATTTGTTTGCACGAAAGAATAGGAAGATAGAACATCTGGTATGTCAAAATCAAACCCAATTGTTAAAGCTGGCTCATTAATAGATTGCTTAAGTAATGTTCCTCTGTCTATATAGATTTGCTTCTCTTCTTCACTTAATTCTTCTTCTGCTGCAATAGCTCTTTCTCCTAAGCCTGGAGCTTCACTATCTATTGTATAGGCGGTGCTATTGTGTGTGAATAGTGCTCCAGTGGAATCTCCAACTTTAGACTTATCATTTCCTGGCCATTTTCCATTTGTTGACTCCAGTAAAGGGTTTAGAACTGACGTTGGTGCAAAACCAGTTCCAACTAAAGACTGAGAAACTACTTTCAAGTATGCTTGGTCACCTTTTAATACATCAACATCTCCCGGTCCTTGATAATCTGGATTAGCTATCTGGAATGCATCACCAGACTGAATTCCCGTTGCAAGAATGGAATGAAGGGATGATCTAACGAACCTAGACGATGCGTCTGCTAATGCTGCAGGATTTCTAGTTAATGCTCCGTCCAGCCATTATGTCTGTTAAATTTCTAGATGTTAATGTCTGATTTGCGTACTTTTCTTTTGAAGCTGAAGTATGTAAGCTATTCGCTCCATCGGGATTATAGCCTTCCGACAACTTTGATATAAAAGCAGCAGAATCATTAAAGTCATTTAGATTAAAATTAAAATCAGACATTATTACAATCCACCCTTTTGTTCAACAAGACTAGGCATTGGTATAGATCTATCTAAGCCGCCAGTAGATGCTCTCTCTCTTAATAGGTCTACGGTGTAGACTTGAGCTAAGTTATTTGTTACTAGTTCCCAGTTAAGAGTTGCTGGTACTCCGTCATTATAGTACTCATCCCAAGAAATATATGGCCATTCTGAAGCTTTTGAATAAAGAACTTCTAATATTTTAAAGTTAACTAAATCATTAAACAATTTTCTTTCATCATTAGTTATAGTTAATAATGGGTCCGTTTCTCCAGTAATTTCAAAATGATTTTCCATACCAGAAGTATATATTGAGTTATATATTTCATCAAACTTTTGACCAAATACTGATTCTTGATAAAGATTTTTTTTGAATTTTTCTTTTTTCTGTATAATATTTAAGCCAAGATTTTGCACAAAGAAAGATCTTACTATAGAAATATTTGTTTCTTTATCCTCATCGAGGATCCTGTAAAATACGGTTCCTAAAGATTTTTCTCTTTCTTGGTCTCCATAATTAACACCCTTAAAATAACTATTTGTATTATTAATTCTTGAACCAGGCGACAAGTCATCTTCTGTGTAAATAGAAACTGAAGATTGATCATTTGGAGAAATTCTAATAACAAAAGGCTTATCTCTGAGTCTTTCACTTACGAAAATTGCTGCTCTTCCACCTGGTGAATTAACGTTTATTGCAGTCGTTGGATCATCTGGTTTATACCCAGCTTGTATAGAAGTATTTGTGTAGGCTTGAAAAGTGCCAAGACTTGAAGCTATTATTCCCTCTAGTCTGACCTTAAAAGGTTGACCAGTTGGATTCATCAAATCTATAACTTCTATCTCATCACCATCTATAACATTGTTTAATTTGCATATCACTTTAAAGTATTGATTTAACCCAGTTTTATCTGGACCAGTTCCAGAATATTTTAATACCTCAGCGTTAACTAATGCATTTTCGTAACTCACATATCTTACTAGGTCGGTTATTTCTTTTTCTTTCCAACCTAAACTCTTAAGTAAGTCGTCATTTCTAATAAATGCATTGCCGTCAACGGTTCTAACCTTGCTCTTTACTCCTAAGATTCCAGGAAGAAGTCTCTTTGTATGATATCTACCAACAACCATTCCTTGATTTATTGCAAGACTAGCATCCATCGGTTGACCGTTTTTATTCAGGTAAGATATATAACAACCATGTTGATCTAAAACGTTATCCCTTACCCACTTCCAGCCCTTCCAAAATAAATCAGATGCTATTCCAGCACCAATTCCAGCACCAATTGGTCCACCAAGAAGTGCCCCAGCTGTTGCGGTTAAGCCAACGGTAGTCAAGTAAGTTGCTGCAATTCCAGTTAAGCTCATTCCATTTTCAGAGTTTTGCTTCATCTGATTCTCTATTTGAGATTGAGCGTCTGTTAATCCTTCGGCCGCAAAGTTTGCCATTATGTCAGACATGAGTGCGCTTGATCCATGAGTAAACTGTACGCCACCCATCATTTGTGACCTTAGCGCCTCTGACATTCCATCAACGGAGATATTTCCACCAGACAAGATTCCAGTACTTCCAGCTTGCACTGAGTTAATTAAACTTCTTGTATCATTTCTTATATTCTGAATTGACATCCAAGAGTGAATCCAACTGGACATAAACCATCTAGCTGGATCATTTACGGTTACAAGAGCGTTAGGCGTAATAGAAGTGATGAATCCCATATTTGGGGTAAAGTGATGAACCACTTGTTCAACTTCAAAAATTCCATACATTCTTTCATAGACGTCAGCTAGATAAACTAAGTCATGAGGTCTTATGTCTGGACTTCCTATTACAATTAACTCTCCAGAATAAATATCTTTTAAAGATTCTTTAAGGTGAGCTAAGGCAACTCTTCTTGCCATTAGTTCATCTGGCGCACCTTGAGATAGTTTTATTGCTCCTCTTGCAAATTCTATTGGATGGAACAACGGTTGAGCAATTCCGAATAAACCTTCGCCAGCTATATTGTCAAAAAATAAACCAGTCTCTACAGTTTTTTCAACCTGTCTTTCTGCTGGAATGCTCTTATCCAAAGCTACTGTTACTGGATACTTTCCTTCAGATACAGCGGTTACTTGAGTTGCTACGTTAGTTGTAGTCTCTTGTATATTATTGGCTATGATAGTTGAAAATGAACTTAAGTAATGTATTTTTTGAAATGGCTCACGTACTTCAACTACTGGTTCACCATACTCTCTAGTAAATGGATTGTCAATGGCCCTTAGAAGTGATCCAGGTCTTCCTAATGAGTAGTAAATAGAATCGTTTAATACTTTATTCATAATGTTTGCTTGCTTAGAGAAGTTGTCTATATTAGACAAACCATATCCCATCTGAAGCATCGACATTCTAAACATGTTCATTAGACCTGATAGGCCATCGCTTAGTGCCGTAAACAATGGCCCAATATTTTGATCCCAGAATTTATCAATATTATGAGTTAGTACACCAACTACGTTACCTGCACTATTTCCCTCACCTTTATTGTCTGCTAAAAGTTTTAAGAACTTTCTTTTATTTGATGCGTAGTCTTGATTTGGATCAATAAATGCAGCAAATATTTTATGAACAGGGCTAAAGTCCCACATATCATCACTCGAATACTGTCTGTTTGGTTTTAGTACCAACCAAGCTCGTGCATATGCGTCCTGCCACATTGCTTGTCTAAACATTCCAACTATTAATAAAAACACTTGCTTTGGTGTAAAGTTATCTTTAATTATATCATCTGCTTTTGGCTGCCCACCACCAACATCAGCACCAAGTATTAAAGACAAATTAGATTGCGACTGTAAGAATAATCCTAATTTTTTATATTTTGTTTTTGTTAAAGCATCGAAATATCTGACCAACCCACCTTCATCAAGAGGTGCATCAACTAAGTTTTTTCTAGCGAATTCTATAGCTTGTTTAACCGTATCAGAACTGACTGATGATGCAACCCCTGTTTCAATCTGCCTCTCCATTGAATCAGCTGTACCAGATGGTTTTCCAGTTCTTTGATTTGGATTTGCTATAAAATCGCTTCCAAGCAATAAACTGAATTCATCTACTGCCGTACTGTCTGGACCATTAGCACTAAATAATTTAAATATGTCTGGATTTGCTTTTGGATCTCGTAATATTGCTACTAAGAAATCCGGAAGCGGCGTTGTGTCATCAGGATCCATGCCAAAAGCATCAAAAAATATTTTCTTTATTGAGATTTCGTTATGGTAACCAAATCTAAATTGATCCCATATATCATTTGCTTGACTAAGATTTCTTCCATTTCCAGCTATTACATGAGTAGCTGGACTAAATCCTTCATCAAAAAACTCTCTAGCTTTTATGGATTCTGGTGCAGCTGGATCATATACAGGAGCAAAACGTTCTCTTCCAGCGCCAGAATCCTCATCTCCAGTAGTTTTAAGCTCACCATCTAAAACTTCATATAACTTTTCTCTTTCAAGAGCGCTGTACTCTGCCTTTAGTATGTAGTCAAAATAACTATTTTCTTGGTCTTTACCAGCAAGGATGTTTCCACCTCTAGCGGCTGCTTCAGCAAAATGGCCTTGATCAAGAAGTGTTATTCCACTTACTGGAATATACTCTTGCCACTGAGTATTTGTAAAAGCTGTTGGTCTTTCATTTAATAGCTCTAATTGTCTTTCAAGATTATCTGCTGTACCGGATATACCCAGCTTCTGCATACCTGATTTATTTGCTTTTTCTGCTATAAGTTTTCCATCACCCTCTGCCGAGAAGGCACCAAAGCCAATGTAGTAATCCATGTCAACATGAGTTTCACCGTTATAGTTAAACTCATTAGCTGGGTTGTATATTGTTGTTACAACGCCAAGTGGAATACTGTCATCTACAAAAGTAAAGTAGCAGTCTCTTGGCATTGGCACTGGAGCAAGTCCGGCTTTTGCTAATGCTTGAGCTGATGCGTTGGAAGAAGAATTATCATTACCAGTTTCATCACTTTCTGCTCCAAAGTATTTTTTTTCATTTTCTGTAAGATGCATCACTCCAAGAAAATATGCCGCGTCTGGGGAAACAACGGCTGCTAAATCTACTTCCTTAAAAGTATCGGCTTTAAAGTTAATAAACTGATCATCAGTTCTGTTTCCAGCATCAGATAAATTACCGTCGATTAAGTCAGCTTTATCTGTTCCCCATAAGAAGTATGCTGGCTTACACACAACTGCTGTTCTAGTTGTTGGACTATAAACTAAAACTTTTCTGTTCTTATAATCTTTTGGTTTACCATAAAATTGATTTACATCTCTATCTGAGAAATATTTATCTTTAAACTTTTTAAATATTTCATCATCTTTATCTTCAATTATTTCATATGGCCATCTCATAGCTATGTAGAATTGCTCATCAAGAGCGCTAACTGGAGATCCCCAATCTCTGTAACTAAATGGACTTCCAGAAGTAATTCTATTTTGATTAATATACTCGTACTCCCAAGATCCCTCAAGAGAATCCAATCCTCTAGTTTGCTCTTTCAAGGAAGGCAGTGGCATTCTTATTAACGACTTACTTCCTGCTACTCCACTTGTGTTTAAGTCAAATATAAATTTATCATTACCAAATGTATTGATTGGATTAACTGCAGCAGTAAATGATACTCCTGCAAGATTTATAGCAAATTCATCTTCAGAGCCACCTTCACGGTTGTCCGTTAGTGAACCAGCAAGTAGGCCTGCTTCTGTATCTATTAAGGTTGTATATAGAGTATCGTGACCTAACTTTTCAAAATCTTTGTCACCATCATGTATGGTTCCAGTCTTGAGTCTTTCATCACCTTCTCCTGACTTATTGCTACTTAATGCGTAGAATGCGTAGTCTAATAAAACTGCTCCAGCAACCCTGTCTGTGAAAAATGGAAAAGAAAACCTAAGCGGCATTTGGGGTATTTCTTTGTGTATACCTTTTATTTTTTCAATATCTAACTCAGATGCTTGTCCACTGGAATCTATCGGCAAGTGAAAACCAACCGTTACGTAACCTTTATTCTTTGGTATTTCCGATATAATATCATTGAATAATTGTTCTTTTGTTGTTTTATTGTTTCCGTAGTACGCAGTTCTAAAAGGATCCAAGAAGTTAATTACTTTACCTCTTAGTATCCCAGCAGGTGCATATATGTCTGAGTATGATGATTGTTGTCTAACTATTTCAGAAATAGATATTGCTGGATTTTGTGCCTGCCTCATTGCTTCGTAATCAGCAGTAGAATTTGATTGCTTGTTAACCTTTGTCAAGAGATCCATTAATTCTGAATCTGGAGTTCTATAACTTGGAGTCTTTAATCCTAGTTCTACAGCTCTTTTTTCAGAAGGAAAACCAGTAGTGATTGGAACTACTGCTGAAGTGTACAACCAGTGTGGCTTACCATAGAATACGGTTGATCTGTCTTCAAACGGTCTTACGGCAACGATGTAGTTTGGAAGTAGTCTTGCGCACATTTGGAAAAGATCCCAAACAGATTTCATATATGTTTGCGCTCTAAATGAAACTTCATCAAAGCCTGGCATGTCGTCATCAAGATCACTAATTAGTCCAAACGTTTTCCAAATGTTTACACCGCCTCTACCAGTTAAGCTTCCAAGCAAAGATGCTCCTCCACCAACTGCCATAGCTCCACCTATGACTGGAAGCGCAATACCACCTGTACCAATAGCTAATGCGGCTCCTGCTGCCAACAGTCCTCCACCAGGCACTGCTGCTGCGGTTCCGCCACTAGCTCTTGCTTCCATTCCCTGTGTTAGATTATCTATTGCAGCTGAGGCATTTTCTGATCCTCCATCATATCTTTGAAGTAAATTATTCCATGAAGAATCTGTAAGTCTATTTAGATATTCCAATCTTGGATTTGGCATGTCTTCGGGAGTTAAAGATGCTGCATTTGCCCAACCGTCTCCTAAGTCTCCACCAAGAAATTGAGCTACACCAGTTCCATTTCCTGGATAAATATTTCTCTTAAACAATTCTAGATCTGGTTGTGATGCAAAGTTTGACCACATCGTTCTCATTATTCCAACCATTGGCAATCTTACGTCAATACCAAATGGCGATCCACCTATTCCAGTTCCATTTGAATTATCACCAAATGGATTCAAGACACCAGCTACTGTACCAGCCCCACCAGTTATACCACTACCTTGACCAATTGCCAGATGTGCATCTGAAGCTGCATTTCTAATACCAGCATTTTTATTTCGCTCTTCATCTGTTAAAGGCTCATATAGCATCATACCGAAGTGCTTGATTCCAAATTTATTTTCAGAAAATACAGTTCCTCTTGTTGCATGAGCAAAAGCTTCTCTTGTTCTAGATGTACCCATCGAAAGAAGTCTAACCATTAAATCTCTTGGTTCAGATAAGTACAATCCAGTATTGAGACCGCCATCTATATGGCCGCTAGATCCCTTTTTGTCAACAGAGTTTACCACTGGACTAAGTTCAATAGCGTCAGATTGACATGTGACAGTAACTATTTCTCCCAATTCAACTTCAGTTATTACACCGTTAAATATTGTATGAAGTGAGTTTGGATTTGCGCCATAACCAACTCTTAGGTGAACTCTTACACCTGGCTTAAGTCTTATGTTTTCTATATCAACAATGTATTGACTTTCCATATGACCTAATTGATTTCTTGCAAAATTTAAAGTTCTATCAATTACTTGTTCAAGGCCTGAAGTTAGTGATAATTTATCTACACCAGGCTTAGCGTCAGTCTCACCATTTCCACTGAATATTGTTGTAGCTTCTTTTGTAGAGAGCTTTGCGTACATATTGGAAGCTCTGAATACTAGCGTATCACCTAAGATATCTTCAGAAGATACTACGGAAAAATCTATTATGGACTGTAATCCGTAGAAATTATCAAATAGTTTTGTGCCGGCAAAATTCTTTTCATCTATCAACCAGAGCATATATGTAGGAAATGCCCTGATCATTCTTCCTGATATATCTCTGTACTGAGTATCTATCATCATTTTTTCCCAGTGATCAGTAACACTTTTTGAGTTACCATTTGACTTCATGGTCTCTGGCTTACCCTCATCTCCAGATGAATATGAGTATTGGTATTCAGATAGTGCTTTTGCTCCAGGAACTCCAGTTAGAGATTTTGTTGTTCCAACATCTGGCGTTTGAGTGTCAGTTATGCCTACATATTCAACTGAGCTATCTTTTTTAACAGCAACGTCATCTACAGTTAGATAAAATCTTCCATTCTTCTTATCTATATATCCAAACTGATATCCATCTGCAGTGTGCATCATTGATGGAATTTTTGTATCATTACCATCTGCTGCTGCTGGAAAAGTGTTTATAATAGCATGCCCATCTAGCTCGTCTGGATCAAAGCTTACGTAAGCGTCTTCTGCAAAGCCATCGTTTTTTTGATTTCCAGATAGTGCGGCTTGTAATTTTGCTCTTGCTTCTTCATTAGAACTTGATAAATCTCCACCTCTTAACTGACCTGAAGATATTCTCCAACTAGAATCAGCTAAATCCTTAGTATCAAACTCACCTTCATCCAAAGAGTCTACATAGTCTAATAAGAATTTATCATAAGGTTGATCAACATCTTTTAAGACTTGCAATATATAAGAAGCTGTTTCTGAAGCCTTTAATCCTAAGGTTCCTCTAGAGTAAGCTTTTAGTTCATCTAATTTGTCATTTAATATATACTCTCTGAACTTAGCAATGATCGCAGAACCCTTATATGAGGTTGATCCATATTGAGTTACTACGGTTACTTCTTGAGATGGATCAACGTTAAATGTATCAAGTCTAGAAAGCTTACCTTTATTATTGGTTACGCTATGTATAACGTCTCTATCAAACATCTCAAAACTTCTAAAATAAAAATCTGGATCAAGACATCCTACAACTTCGCTGTCTTTATTTCTAATCTCTAATGGAAAATCTGGATATGAATTAAATGAGCCCCATAGTTGCTTCATTCTTAAGAATGGATTTTTCTTTGTCCCAAATTCTTCAATCATCTTTCTTTGTTGATCAGAAGATAACTGTTCACGTTTTTGCTGAAAAATGTCAAAGTCTACTAGTCTCAAAGAAACATCATAGACATGTGGAAAATTTGGAATAGTTGAAACGTTAAAAGAAAGAGGAAGAACATATTTAACTCCAGCTAAAGCTGTTATTATATTCTTAATTCCCAAGAAGCCCATAACTCCAGCTGCGTTCTCAAGCCTAGCTAATCCATTAATATGATCAAATATTTTTCTTAATTTTATTAATTCTTTTTCACCAAATACTTTCATGGAAATATTTATATAACTATCTCCACCACCAACGTGTTGATAAGTTGGCTCATCTTGCATCTGTACTTGTAGCGGGATTATGTTATTACTCATTGAGATAGAAACGTCAGTAACAATTGCGTTAGCTGGATCTATGTCAACTCTTATCATTGGGACTTCCCACTCTCTTATGTGGAAACTTCCATTTCTTTCTCTAGCTGCTTCCATCAAATCTCTGATCGGTCCAGCTTTAAAGAATCTTTCATAGACCATAGCGCTATAGCCAGCTGCAAACTGATCTTTAATTAAAGATCTTTCTTGTTTTTTCCACTCAGCATCGTTGGTCTTTCCACCATTTATTGCTCTCTTCTCCAAGTATTCATCAACCATAAAGTCAAGATATGAACTAGTGCTTAAAGCTTTAGACTTAAGAAAAGATTTTATTTGAGATAGTGTTTCATCTTTAAATACTATTGCCCCAAAAACATATCTTTGCACATCTTCATATGCGTTTTCTATCCTATCGAAATCTCTTAAGTAAGCTTTCCTGTCAGAGTCAAGCTGCAGTTGATTCTGAAATATAAAACTTGTTATAATAAAATCATAAGCCTTTTTTTGGAAATCTGTTGTATTTCTTCCCGCGGTTAATATGTCAATACTTTGTAATATTTTTTGATTAACAGTAAACTCAACAATATTTCCTGTTGAAGTTGTTATGACTGAATCTAATGTTCTATGATATCCAGCTGAATCATTAAAGTCAATACCAAAGTTAGCCAACATTTGGTTCCAAAAACTTCTACCCGTATCAGTCAAACCTTTTTCTTCATCAGATCTAAATCCAGATATATCTGGAGTAAATATTTTAGTTTGAGTTTCAGCTGGCATATAGAATGATAAATTGCTACCGTTTGTCCATTCTCTAATTACGTTAGTTGTGAACACTTCGTTCTTATAGCCAAGGAGAGCGTCGTTAACGATCTTCGAAGGAGATATCCCAGCTTGAGCAGATAGTCTATCTGAGGCGGCCTGCATACCTCTCAGGTCGTCCTGAGTAACGTCTCCATTCCTATCGGTGTCAAGCATTGCTTCAGCAATTGAAACCATTGCGTCTTTTGTTGCATTAATAAGACCCTCTTTACCAAACATTAAGAATTCTTCATTTATATAATTATGAAGAGCTCCAGCTGCCTTGCCCATATACTGCCTAAACTTACCCCAATGTATTGCTTGATTAAAGTCATTAAGCATTGGCAAGAATGGCTTATGGTTAAAGTTATATAGATTTAATGTGACTACTAGTGCAAACGGATAATTTGGTATTGTGGAAATCGACATACCATGTAGTGCAACGCCTGTTATTCCATATACAGAATTTAAATAATGGTTTCTAATCGGAAGGAATGGAGCGTACTTAAACGCGGCAACCAGGCCTCTTAACGAGGAAAGGAACTTGTCTATCTTTTCTTCATTGTCACCATTGCCACTAAAATCTATTGTGAAGTTATCTTTAAGACTAATTTTTGAAGCGTCTTCAATCGAGATGCCCCATATCTCTTCATAGTTAGGAAAGAATAGTTGCATGCTGATAGTTGTATGCTTGTATCCAGAGTTAAACTTTGGACTATTCTTTTGTCTTAGCGCGCCTTCTCCTAAACTGCTTGTCTTGAATTGAGTCTGAACATCAATACCAATTGGTGGAACATAAAAATTAGATGCCCCTAATCTAAGATGGAATATGTCTGGAGAAGATGGTGGAATATTTTGCCTAAATGGAAATTCTGAAATTGCTTTTTCTATTCTTTGACCAGTATTAATTAAGTCCCACGCGCCAGTAAATATAGTTTGCCCTTTTTCTTGACCAAGAGCAGCCATTAAATCATCTAATACTGCTTGACCCTGATTAAGTTTATCTTCTGAACCGCCACCTTTTCCATCATTTGAATAGTCAGCTGTTGCTGCTAATGCAGCAAAGAAGAAGTTAACTAGTTCTGGAAAGTATCTATAGATGGTAGCTAGTGTTACGGGATCTCTGGAGAGTCTTTGTAGGACAACAGTAAGCTGTTGAAGCCAACCGGTATCCCTTACTCCGTCTAGAACATTTGCTGCACCGGCGCTACCCTTAACTCTTTCAAGGGTAGACAATCTGGATCTACCATATGCCTGCATTGCGTCGATGTAACTTAATAAATCAAAAAGACCTGACGCTTCAATCTTATAAAATAAAGATTTTTGATAAGTGTCATTCAATTTGATTATATCCATAGTTGGAGATGCAACTGCTATAAATTGATTAACGTAGTTATCTTGAAAAGCTCTATCATAAACAAAGCTTGGATTATTTTTTCTTACTAAATTTTCATAATACTGACTAATTGACGAATAAGAATTATCATGATTATCAAAACCAATTATAGCCGCTCCACGAGATATAAACTCTTCTAAAACTGCTGCTCTTTCTATTGCTGGACCAAGTAAATCTTCTTCAATGGCTGGAGGTTCTTGAACATCTTCTGGTGTTTGTGGTGTGTCTGCTGGATTATCACTACCTATATTGAAATCTTTTACTCTTTGTCCAATAAAACTAGCCATTATTGTAGCTGACTCTATGTGGTGCCAGCAACCGCTAGTATTAGAGTAAGCAGCACTATACCATTCTTCAAACGCTTTTGCGTAAGCTACATCTGTTAGGTCAACATTTTTAGTTGGTATTTTTTTATCAAACTTCTTCAGAATACTGTTGACTATATAATCTACTGGATTTTCACCAGTTCTTGTACCCTGTCGTTTAAGTGCTCTAATTGCTGCAGTTCGCCAAGCAACGTCATTAAAATCAGGTGGAGCAATTTTAATACCCCATGGTAGTCTCTCGACACCGGCCCACACACCTATCGTACCAGGAAATCCAGGTAGAACTGTTTGCAATTTAGCTAATGCAGCACCAGGTAATATATTTGAATTTGTATTTAATGTTATCTGTTGAATTTCAAGAAAGTAATCGTCTGCTTGCTGCTTGGTGGTAAACTGTTCTTTTATGTAGTCGAATGCTTGTTGATTTATAGCCATGAATACTACCTAAACATTCCTTCTATTTTACGCATTTGCGACAGTCTGTCTCCAGAAGAATTTCTTTTTAAAGAACTTGAATAATTATCTATTATAGCAGAATTTTTTATATTATTTGAATTTTTAAACGCTAAAGAATTACCAGTAAGGGAAAAACTTTTTTTATTGTATCTTGCTTGTTGATTAGTTGGATTATCATAACCAGCTCCATTGGCCTGGATGTAAGCTGGAGATGAATTCATGTATCCTTCATATGATCCCTTTAGTGGATCAGATGGGGCTTGAGATTCTGGAGACAATCCCTGTATACTTGCAGATCTTGAGTCATTAACTTTTTTACTAAGACCGTGAATTAAGTATCGCTCCAGCTGGGCTAGAATTACCACTGTTAGCTTTTGGCCCAGAGGCAGCTGCCGCTAGGTTAGCATTAGTTTTAGCTACCCCACCAGATCCAGTAGGAAGGTTATCAGCCATAAAATAATTTATCCTTTAATTTAAGATTAGAAAGAACCCGCTATATCGTCGTAAGGATTACGTCCTAAAGAAGGGAGGCTATTATGCATAGTACCTTGGACATTCCCATTTGTTACTAATCCGAGCTCTACTCATAAATTGTTCCATCTTATCTTGATCTCCGTCAACCGATATATTATAAGACATTCCTTGGCCTCCAGAAGAAATTGGAGCTTCTGGTATTTGCATTTGATTAGTTGGCATATTTTCATAAGGGTTTCCACCTGGAAGCAACGGTGGACCTGATATGGATTGCTCATTGTGATCTTTACTCTTTACGTGACCATATACAGCTAAACCAGTAGCCAATGCTGCCACACCTGCAATCTTACCCTTGTTTCTAAATGCTGCTTCTGCCGCTGGACCCAGCGCTCCTCTTTCTCCAAGTGGTTTCCCAGATGTAAAAAGGTCTTTTAGCATGTCGCCAATTCTTGTATACTTAGCCCCTGCTGCTGATTCTGTTGTTTCAGTAAAAGAACGAGTAACATCATCAATTAAATCTTCTCCTCCAGCAGCTCTTCTTTGCCCCTCTAAAACTTCGCGTGTTCTTTCTTCAAGTGATCTAATCCTTGGAAAATCTACATCAGCACCTTCTGCTGCGACCTCTGCAATGTTTTGCATTTCTTCTGTGCCAGCAAATTTTAGTGCCCTATATCTTGCTTGAATGCGTTCCAATCTTTTAATATACTTTTCGCCCTCTTCGATATCTTTAAATCTTCCAACTATTAATCTTCTTGATTGCTCTTGAGTATCGCTATCTGTCACAGATAGGGCTAAAAGATCTTCTATAAAAGCTTGATCCAAATCTGCTTGTCCGCCACCTGTAAGCCTTCCAGCTACTCTCATTCTTTCTATCACTTGCTCAACACTTTGTTGGCCCTCTCCTCTAACTATACTAGGAGTTGTAAGAAGTCTTCCTGATTCTTCTGATGTTTCTGATGCGTAATCAAATGCTCCTATTTGCTCAAAAAACTCTCTTGACAAAACATCTTCGCCATCTCTAATAGTTTTAACATCTTCAATTCCAGCAAGTTCTCTTAATATATTAACAACATTTTCAGTTTCAGATTTTGCATTGTTTACCGAGGTTCTTGCTATGATATTTTCATTTCTTGAATAACTATATAATCTATTTAAACTTACTTGTCTTGCTTCACCTTCTGCTGCATCTATGGATATCATGAGTGCTGCATTTTCTGTTTCTAAGGCTTCTCTCATATACCTAGCAAGTACTAGTTCGTCTGCGTTATCTGACGCTGACAAATTTTCAATTCTTGTGTCTAACGCTCTCATTAACTCCGTTAACCTAATATCTCCATTAGCTTGAGATTGGAATGAGGTATTGATCGTTGCCGCAATACTGTCTATTGATTGCTGTTTGGCCATTCTTAATTCATCAAGTGCTGCAGCAATTGATGCTTCAGGATTTACGCTAAATCTTCCTTCGTCTAAAATTTTTGCCTTCACGAGAGCGTGATATAGCTCATCATTAGTTCTAAGAGTATCTACTTTATCTAATTTTCCTAATAAAAATTCATTATCACTAATAACCTTAGCGGGATTGGGTAATCCAATATCTCTACTTAAATTAGAAAGTATTTCATTATTCATTGAATCTACAGTGCTCGTTAACATACCTTCGCTTATAGCACTGCGCGTTCCTTGATTAAACGCATCTCTATATTTAAATGTAAGTCTTTGCATTAGTTTTGCTTCGTCGGGCAAAGATGCTATTCCATAGGTTTCTGCTGCTTCTCCTGTTAGTTGCATTTCGTTAAGCAACATTGCCTTTTTTCGAACTCCACTAATTTTCCTTCCACTAATGTCTGTTGCTGAAAGAATACCTTCTAATCTAGCTATGGTATCCTGTACTGTTTTTACTGCTTCTGGACTTGCACTGTCGCCAATATCTCGTAGCGCATTTCTGTAACCAAATAAAGCGCTCTGTATAGTTTTATCTATTGTTTCTATGTGAGAACTTAATTTTGTATCTGAAACTAATCTATCAAATCCTGCTAATTGATCTCCTGTTTGACCTAACAAAATTTGAGTTGCCCTTAATTCTCCTGTCATTGCCGCTGTTTGCATAACCATATTTTCTGCAACGTTTTGAGTAGCAACATCTATTAATCCAGTTAATCTTCCAGTGTAACTTTTATCAGCTGCTAATCTTTCAAAAGCTGCAAAATGCGCTGATCTAGAACTGGCAAAAGTTTCAGCCCACTGTGCTGCGTCTTGAGATTTATCGAACTCAGCATACAGGGCAGAAAATGCAGTTCTATTTTCCGCAGTGCCGCCCAATAAACTATATACAGATCTGTTAACCGCATTTCTAACTTCTGCTTCACTGAGTACCCCTCCAGCTTGAGCGTGGAAAATCCTTACTGATTCATACATATCTTCTAATGATCCACCAAAACTTAAAGTACTACTACCACCAAGAGACGGGTCAATTGCAGCTTCTGGGTTAAATATTGGAATTAATCTTGACCTCATTCCATTTGCAATATCAGTATACCCTTCAGCTTCTAGCTTAGCTAGAACATCTAATCTTTGCCTTTCTGTTGAGGCTGACCAACCAAGAGTGTTTACATAAGAACCAAGTCCATTTTCCGCACCAAGTCCACCAAGAGCTGTTCTTTGATGCAACTTTGCTACCGCATCATAAGCTGCATTGTATGATTCAGATCCAAGAGTTCCTGTGTCTCCTAGGAGTTTTGCTGATGCTCTATATGCTATTTCTGAATCAGACATAGCTCTTCCACTTGCGGTTCTTAATTTTGCTGCTGCGGCCTCGTATGTTCCAGCTCCAAATCTTTTTTCGTATATCCCAAATATTTCAGAATTAAACTTAGCGTCTTCAGCGATTGCTACGTTTGCGTCAAACAACTTTACAAATTGACTTTGACGATATTGAGATCCGATAGCAGTACCCTTACTTAATTGTTCAGCTATTTCTTCTTCAGTCATAGTTAGTAGTGATCCACCTTGCCCTGGCTTAAGTCTAGAAACTAGACCTTGATCTAATTCTGTTATATTTAAGAAATCTTTATCAGCCAAACCGTAACGACCATTTAACTTAGCTAAAGAAATACTTCTTTTGCCATAATTAAATCCGTTCCTTCCCACCTTCTCCAACTCTAAGCAAACTAACTATTGCTTTTTCAACCTCTTCTTGCTGCATACCAACTGGCTTATACATATTTGCTGCTTTTGTATTTCCATTAACTAAAGAATTAATATATTTAATTATTTTTTCTTCGTTACTTAAATTTGCTATTTCCTCAGCGCTGGCTGGATTTGCAACAGTTGAGATTCTACCAAACTTATCCATTGATATTTCTTCGGATACTGCATCGGTTAGTCTTCTGAATCTGTCGCCCATTAAGTTGTCTGAGCCAAAAGTTCTTCTTATTGTAGCGTCATCTAAAACTGGTGCCATGAGTGCAAATTCTTGAGGTCCAGTTGGTTGACGCCATGCAAATGAAACTAACCTTCTATTGTTTTCACTATCTGTTACATAATGTAAATTTGTTATAAATTTGTCGTCCAAGTCAAAACCACCAGCAGATTCATATATACCCAATCCAGCAGCAGAAGCTCTATCTCCAACTATCATTTTATGTCCGCCTTCACCAGCAAATCTATATCTAAACATATCTAACTCTTGCCCACCCTTTAAAGATATATTTGCTTTTGTAGAAAACTCAGCCCCAGCTTCACCTATTACTGGAGATTGACCAGCTGTTCCATATCTAAATTCTGTATCAATTGCGCTTCTATTGCTGAATGGTAAACTTGGTAATGATAAACTCTCAGTAACTTCTCTGCCATTAGCGCCTATTGTGCGATACTGTTTAGCAATGCCTCTGTAATGCTCCCTGGCCGATATATCTACTATTTGGTTTGCTAATTCAGGAATGTTTCTTGGATTTTCTCCACTTAATAATCTGGACTGCAATTGCAGTGCGTTGTCTCTATATCTTGCTGCATTAGAATATGATTTAAAATGAAGATTTTCCCAATCATCAACATTTATAGATGCCGCTCTGTCTATACTTCTTTTAACTCTAGATGTTATAGTTCCACTAGTTTTAAATTGTTCTAAATCAGATTCAAGGAATTGTCTAGTTTTTCTTACTTCTTTTGCTAATTGAGATCCATAAACTTCACGATGGAATATTAAACCTTGTAAGTCGGCAACGACTGCTTCATTAGGGCGACCAGAAAACATAGACATTGTTACGGCTTGTCCAGCGCCAGGACTTAATCCTTGAGCTGCTGCTCTACCAAGTGTTACTTCACCTTTTAAAAGCTCATTTGAGCCAGCTCCAATATACCCAAGTTTAGCTAAAGCTCTAGTTACGTCTGTATCCATTATATCCGCTACTGCTTTTGCTTGACCTATATCTCCTTCCATTAACACTCTCAAAGTTTGATCATCTAAAGATTTTATTTTTCCAGATGGATCAACAAATTGAGATAGTTGTTTTTTCCATTCTGTAACGCTAGCTTTTAATTTTTGCGCAGATGCTGGATCAAGACTAGACATTCTTTCTGGCAGCAGCTGCGCTTGAGCGTTGTCTATTTTTGCTGTTAATTCTTCTGCGTGGTGTCTAAAGAAATCAACGCCCATTACTGACGAACCGTCTGTTATTCTTTTCATTTCATCAAATGAAGTTGCCATTCTTCGATATACAGCTCTATCTGCATCTGATAGTGTAGTGTCTTTAGCTTTTTCTGAAATTAAACTAGTTAAGTCTTTAAGCCTAAATGGATTTCCTTCTGTTCTAGACTTTTCAAATGATTGTCTAACTAATTGACCAAACTTTTCATAATTTTCCTCACCACCCATGTAGGCTTTCAATGTTCCAGATAGATAATCTTGGGACAATGAACCCATTATTATATTAGTACCTTGGCGCTGTCTTTGCATTGCTAATCGTTCAACTGGATCACTTATTGATTTCAATAAACTATCCGTGTATTCTGATTCTAAGCCAAATCCTTTTAGGACTGTTTCTAGTCTACCATCATAGGTTAACCAACTTTGACTCAATGTCATTGGAGAAGCTCCAGCAAACTCCTCTGTCATCTCTGTACCTATTCTATTCAAAATTGTATCAACATCATCTTGACCAACTACAAAGTTTCTACCACTAGTAGATGCTGTTATTCTTTTATCTGATTTTTGAAAAAATGATCCAACTTTAAATTCTGCTGGAGTATCAAGATCTGGATCAAAGGCTTTTACTATTGCTGATGGATTAAAGAATCCAGCTTTATATCTATTGGTTAAAGATATAGCCTCTTCGCCAGTTAAGTACGCATACTTACCAGGTTCAGTCTCATACCTAAAACTAAGCATTGTTGCGCTTCCGTCTCTTACTGAAACTAATCCTGGTGCTAAATCGTTTTCCCCTACTTTGTGCCCCATTAGTGCAGCAATATTATCAAATGCTCCACGAGTACTTTCGTCTACTCCAGAAAAATTAAATTTGACCATTTCCAATTGCTTACCAGCTGGTATAAAATCAAGATCACTACTTCTAGTTCCTGATAGCCCAAAGTTAATATTAGAAATCATTTCACTAAGAACTTTATTTTCTTCTAAAGCTGGAAAATCTATTCCTGGAATACCAGTAAATACTGCCATTTCTTCTGCTCGCGTAGCTCTTATATTAGATAGCGCTTCTCTTACTGTAGATCCAGCGACCTCTCCAGTAATGCTAGAAAGTAGCTCATTGCCTGGACCTAATCTAGCAAGACCTTTTTGTACTACATCTGAGCTTTCTAATAACGCTCGCGATAAATGTCTACTCTCTTTTCCAACAAATGACATTGGATTTGCCCTATAAGGACCATAAGCCAAATCTCTAAGTCTTTGATAGTCTGAAACTTTAGCCATTATCTAACTCCAGCCATAATATTTACAGAACCAGGATTAGTGTTATTCATAGTTGGAGATATGTTTCCATTTATTCCCATATCAAACATAAGTCTTTGTAATTTAGATCTAACATCTTCTGCAGAAGAATTACTTTGCCCAAACTTTGGGTAACTAGGATTAACCAAGTTTGCTTCTTTTACTTGTTGTGGGAAGAAACCCATTTGTGACATTTCAAGACCCATTGACTGACCCATTTTTATCTTTACGTGTTCCATATTTGTATTTGGATGCCATATTTCAGAACCAGCAGCAGGTAGTTCATGCCTAGTGAAGTAATTAACCAAATCTGGTTTTCTCTCTACCGGCATACCCCAAGCGGCTTCGTAAATTCTTCTTTCTAATCTTCCAGCAGTAGAAAGTATCCTTCCTCTTTCTTCTTCTGGAGCTTCGATCATTGCTTTAAAGTGATCTCTTTTTCTTTTAGGAATTGATGCTGCTAATTGGCTAATTGATTTACTGTCTAAATCTGCTCCATACATTGTTCTTTTACTTGCAGCCATAAACTGTTTAGCAGATTCTATGTCGCCAATTCTTTCAGCTCTTGATGCGGCTGTTCTGTTTTTAACATAAGTTAAAATATCTGTATATTCTTCGAGTGCTAATTCTTTCTTTCTTTGTAAAGGTATGAATCTTTCTCTTTGACCACTAGGACCTATTGGTCTGGTTTGCTCTTTTGCTTTTCTAAAAGCAGAATAACCACCTACTGTAGTTGCACCGAATGCAGCTAAGCCCTTTATCATTCTTCTAGAGTTACCAAAAGCTCCAAAGGCTATAGCTCCAACACCAGCAGCTATAAGAGGATTTCTTTGTGTACCTTTTGCATAAATTGGTTTAATAAAGCTTTCAACTGGTCTTTGCCATTCCGGAAATGTGGAACCATAAACGTTTCTTCTTTCCCAATCTTCGGTAGCGGTTCTTTCTCCAAAAAATTTATTATTAATAAAGTTGTCAGTGTGTCTAAGTTTATTGGTTATAGTTGAAAAAGGATTTAAAACTTTTTTAGCAGTGGAGGAATTGTCGTAGGGACTAAAGCCAGTCTTACTATCTTCTATTGCATTTAATTGGGCTCTAATCTTACCAACTTTAGCTATCTCTTGTTCCGAGAGACCTATTTTATCTATACTTCTATTAAGGGCTCTAAACTCTTTTGAATATGGCGCGACATCAGCCAATATATCTAATTGATTAACTGCACCATATCTTCCATTTTTATCAGAATATAATTTATTAAATCTTTCATAGCCAACACCAGGTAACCTTAGTTCACCTTCTTTTACTTTTGTAAAAGGATCACCTGTAGTAAAGTCTATAAAGTTATCATTTCCTGGAAGGAATGTATTTTCTCTTCCCATCCTATTTTTAATAGGGTTAATAAAATTAACATTTGTTCTTTCTTTTGGAACAAATCTTCTTACAACTTCAGATATTTCTATATTACCTAACGCGCCATCAGACTGAAGAGGTAAGTCACCTAAACCTCCAATGTTAAGATCCCAGAAAGCTCTAGTTGAACCATAAGCTTTGGAGGCTGATTGAAGTACTGATTTATTTGGTTCAAAGTCATACTCTCCAAGACCTAAACCTTTTCTAATATTACCAGCTGCAAAACCATAGATACCAAGAGTTTCCTGAAGTCTATATCCAGCTTCACCGCCTAAATATTTTCCACTAGTAGTTCTAATAGGCAACCCAGCGTTGACAATCTTTGCTGGCATTATTCCAGGTCCAGCTGGAGGACCATATACTATACCCTGGCCGTTGATTGCTGATTGATTCATACTGCTAGCAGCAGCTCTTACCATACCCGCTGCTGTATTGGTTGAACCAGATTGTTGAGAAAGATTACGATTTGAATTAGCTATTAAACCATTTCCGCCACTAACACTTGCTATGTTAGATGGTATTGGCCCTGGCATTGCGTTGACTGGGGAAATAAACTTTAATGGTTTCCCACCAAACTTACTTGGTTGAACTGCTGCGTAACTTATATTTGGATCTTGATTTCCAACAACGCCAGTATAACCCCTTTGTTCTTGCGGCATGTAAGCTCCACCGGCTCCAACAGGTGAATAAGAAGCTAGTCCAGCAAGAACTTCTTGTTCATGCATTCTCTTTTGCGGTTTAAGTATTTTACCTACAGTAGCGTTAAGTATTGGTACAGCTATACCAAATGGACCAGAAAAATATTCTCCAGTTATTGGATATGGCCTATCTTCGTAATGTTTTCTTTCAAATCTATATGGATCAATTGGCCTTAGTGGAGAAAAGTCATTATAGAACATCAACTTTTCCATTGGACTTCCGTAAGTGTCGGAAGTGAACATTGCTCCACCCTGGAACCTTCTATACCAAGAAGGTCTAAAGTACTCTATTTTTCCACCTTCAAATTTTGTTGTGCCTAAAGACCAGAATCTACCTTTTCTTATAGCTACTTCTCCATGAAGCATCTGCTCTTTCTTTTGGCGATACGTCATTCCACCTGGAGTTAAACCAGCTAATGCAGATTGAGCTTCTACACCAGCTCTAGCTACTCCTCCAAGCAACATTGGAGAATATACTCTTTCACCTCTGTCGTCTTTCTTATTAGCGTAACCACCAGCTGTTCTATCTACAGCTAAAACTGTTGCTCCAATTGCTACAGCTGGAAGAACTCTTTCAGCGTTCATTCCTCTCATGTATAAATCTAATGGACCATAAAAATGGTCTGCGTCTAATTTTGCGCCAACTGAACCAAAGAATTTATTTAATCTATTAAAACCATGAGAAACTGGAACCGAAGCTAAAGAAAAACCTTTTTCATTTCCATAAGTATGCACACCAGATGCGCTTAAGAATGCCGCTTTTCTTCCACCTTCTCTTTCTGCTGCGGTTGAAAAAGTTGGTATATAACTAAAGCCTGCATCTTTTTGACCAGAAAATGCAGATACTTTTGCTTCTGGAACGTACTTGCCCATTCCAAAGTTTTTCTTAAAATAAGGATGAATTTTGCCTAATGGGTTTAAAGAACTTGTGGAAGCACTTACTGAAGTTCCAGAAGTAAATGGATCTAATGAAGATGAAACTGTTCCATGGTTTAATATTTCTCTAGATCTTAAAAATCTCTCTAACGGATTTCCTATTACTCCGTTCTTAACCCCTCTTCCAAATTGATAAGTTTCAAAAGCTCCTAAGTTAAATATATTTCCAGCAACTGCAGCTTGTGCTTCTGCCTTTTCTGAACTTGATATTACTCCCTTAGAAACTAAATCATCAATTGCGCCAATTACTTCTTGTATCGTTGACGCGCTGTCTGGCGCGTTGAGACCGTGTCTTTGTGTAAGATATCTTATAACTTCAGATCTATATTCATCAGCTCTAGAAACAATACTTGATGAATGTTCGAACATTTGAGATTGAGCAGAAAAGTCATTTATGCCTTCAAATTTTCTTAATCTACTAAATGCTTTTCTAGTACTCTTGTATGCTTCTTGTGCTTGTTTGTCGTGTCCAGCGGCTTTAAATAGATTTTCTAGATCTTTTTCAAACATCTTATTAACGCTGCGCACACCGACTACATCACTAACGCCCATAATTGCACTATTTAGATCTGCACTATTTAAAGAAGTGGCTTTTCCTAGTGCACTATTGTCTAATAAGTGTTGTGCAACTTTTCTACTTGTTCCAAAGTTTGTTGTAGTGTTAGCAAATCTAGTAAATGATTCCATTAATTGACTATGATTTGCTATTAGTTTATCTGTTTCGTGATCAAATAAACTAAATGCTTCTGTTTTAGCATCCTGTCTGAGAACTAATTTTTTAGATTTACCAACTCCGCCAATCGTAAATGGTGTATCTAATTCACTCTTTAATAAACCGCCCATCACGGCTTCGTTATTTATATCAGCTTGTCTATTTACTAACCTGCCAAAAAATCTAAATAAAGAATTTTCTTGTTCGGTATCGTAATCTAATCTTTCTTTTACTTTGCCTAAAAATCCTGTTGCCGTACGTGATTGTGTAACTCTTTTTCCAGCTGCTAGTTCAGCTGTAGTTGCAATCATTCCAGAAGAATTTACTGGAAGTGGTCTATAAGACCCTGCCATTGCTTGTGCTGTAACGGGACCTTCAGCTGTAGCAGTGTGTGCAAAAAGTTTTCCTTTTGTTCCTAAAAATCCCCCAGTGCTATGCCAAGTGTAGAAGTCAGCTTCAGCTCCATCTAAGAATGGATGCATTGCCCTACCTGGTGTTAGCTGAAAACTTCCAGCTTTAGACATTCCAATGAAGTCTTTGAGACCAAACATCTGCAATGGGTTTACGTTAATTACTGGAATTTTTGTTTCAGTTCCAATAACTTCTAAAGCTTTTCTAGCTCCAGTTTTAATTGGGTTAAAGTTTACTGTAGTTCCACCAATGTTAAAATAGCCTCTAACATCACTTAATGTTTGGCCGTGTCTTTCAAGAGCACCTATTCCAAGCGTTCTAACTAATTCTGCTTTTTTTCCAACTATTAGATTTTGAGTTGCAGTAGATGAACCAGCGCCTTTTCCTAAAACGCTAGTTAATCTTCCATGAATTTTTTCTTCTTGATCTAAGAAACTATCAAGCTTTAACCCAGAAAGACCAAAGAATCCCGCTATGCCAGAACTAGATGTTTCTTTCATTGCGTTATTATTTATTAAGTAAGCTCTTAATTGCGCTGGATTATTAGGATCTATTCCTCTTAATCTTAGTTCGTTAAATATACTTTCTTGAGTACCATTGGTGTTGATTCCTAAAATATTTGCTGCGCGTGTTGTCAAAGTTCTTTGCGCTTGAGCCCCATTGTTTTCTGTAAAAGATTTATTTAAAAAATCTCCTCTAAATAATTTTGCTGGTGACAACACTGATGTAGAAGCAGCGTCTTGAAAAGCGCCTCCAATAGAGTTTCTATAAGCATCGATTGCTAAATCATCTGCGCCAAGCAAAGGATTCTGCATAAACAATTGATCGACCGATCCAATTGATCCAGATAATTGATCTCCAGTTATTGATATGTTACGTCCAGAAGCAACTTTGCTTGAGTTAAACCTATCTATAATGTCTTGAAAAAATGTTTCACCATTTTGCAATCTTTCGCTACCAGCAATAGAAATTCTGTTAACTGGAGCAACTGGTAAATAATTACCATTAAGGTCGGTCTTTACGGCTCTTTCGGATATATCTAAATTATTTGTAAAGAATTTTGCCGCCTTCTTATCCATCCCATGGTCTGTAACTAAAGATTGAGTTAATCTATCTTTATACTCTTTTTGATGAAGTAGGTAAGAAATATTTTCTTTACTTGTTTGTTTATTATATTGTTGAACTAAATTAGATAGTGGTGAAGTTCTTCTAAGTTGAATCTTGTCTATTGATGATCTTATTATTTCGTTTACTGGTTGGTCAGAAGAATTAACACCTAGTTTATTTACCCTTCTAATATCATCTTTGATTACATTGAATCTTGAGTTTAGATTGTTTGTATCAATAATTTCTTGTGCGTAACCTAAGTTTTTATATTCTTTATAACCTTGTATTAAACCTTGCCTTACGGCTTTATAACCAGGTATAAGTTCAAGTAAATCTCGATTTTGAGTAATGCCTACATTGTTCTTATTGTAAATGTCTCTAGCTAAATTTGTTCCAGTTTTTAACCTAGAAGATACTGTTGCTGGTGCGGTTACAGCTCCATGTCTTTGTCTGTACAAAGTTCCAACTGGATTATTATCAGTTCCACTTGCCCCTAAGAATGCGGATGCTAAAGCACCTGAAGATCTTTCTCCAAATTTAACACTCTTATCAAATACAGAAGCTAAATCATGACCAACTTCTTGAAGGGCACCTTGTAGGTTTAATCCTCTTCTAAATATTTGTTCTTTAAAATTACCTACAGTTTGTGCTGCTCCGCGTTCAACTTGATCTTGTATTCTTTGTTCTGCGGTTTTAAAGAAATTTATTGAACTACCTTTTGCTGCGCCTGCTGCAGCAGCAGGTAGCATAAAGCCACCCATTTGAAATAGTGTTGTTTTAGCTAAGTCTTTGGCTAGGTCTATTCCCCTAGTTGGGTCATACCATTTCTTTTTTGGGCCACCATCTTCCTCTGCGCCACCAAATAAAGGCTTAGTTATAAATTTATCTGCTGCGTAAAAAGCTGGAACTTCATAAGGAAGTCTTCTAGCCTGTCTAACTAACCTTTGCTGGAAATCATCACGCCATGCCCACTTGCCTACTTTAGATAAACTACCTCTGCTTACAACAGAATCAATGCCCTCTCTCTCAAAAGAATACCCTGCATTGACTACGCTTTTTGCGCCGTCGTAACCAGTTTCATACATGCCTTTTACGGATGTACCATTTACAACTGATTCAAATACTAAACTCTTTCTTCCAGCTGCACTTCTAGATACACCTTCTAGCTCATCTAGAATGGACCTCATCTTTAAGAGTCCACTGTGTGCTTTTGTTATAGCACTTGTTCTTCCAGCAGCCTCTATTTCCCCAGCGGCTTGCGTTAACTTATATCCGAAGCTTTAGTCCCTGACCTCTAACTAACTTACCTGCAACTGTTGCAGCAACTCCTGTTGCAACTAGGGCAGCGCCCATCTTTAGCATTGGGTTGCCATCTAGAGCTCTTGATACAAAACCAGAGTCTGGGCTTAAACCATTTTCTTGATTTTGTCCGACCAAGATCTCGGGAGGTTACATTGTGACCAATATTGTGAATTGGTCCATTGTCTCTTAACATTTTTCACCCCCTTATTTTATCTACCCATACCCCAAAGTTTTTGAGCAATGGGGTCACTATATGTTGCTGATCCCTCTAACTTAGAAGCATTGTGTCTTGCAGCTGATTGAGCTTCTTTTTGTTTTTCTTCTTCAGGATCTATTAAGGTTAGAGTTACATCCGTAGATTCTATTCCAGCTATAGCCTGTTTAACTTCGATGATCCTTTCAGCTAGTGCAACCCTTTCAGCCAATTGAGAGTAGGTCAAACCGTCTAAAAACTCTGGAGTATCTGTATGTATAGTAGCTAGAACAAAGGCTTTCATTAAGCCTCTAACTTGATTAGCTATTTTTCTTTTTTCGTCTAAAACCCTTTTAGCTATACGGGCAGAAGAAAAACCTGAAAAAGTTATAATCTGTTCTGCTAAAGCTGTGATAGCTCCAGGGGGAAATTTATTAAGGTCAAAATCTAACGGATAAACTACGGCTGATTTAATAATCTCATCTTCTGCGTCTGCTGAAGATAATTCAGGGTCGTTTTTATATGCAGCAATCTTATCAAATTCAGCAAACGTTAGTTCTTTAAATACTACTTCAATTCCGTTTAATTTCGGCTTGAAATATTAGACCATGTTTTTGTTTAAGTTCAAACAGTATTCCTGCATCTAACATCTTAGAGCTGTCTTACCTCTAGTGCTACGAATCCAGAAGCTTCCAAAACTTCTTGAGAGATCAATGATGGAAGTCCAGCCATTTCTGCAGTAAGGGAATTCTTGTCATAAGATGGGAAGAGTATACACAGTTCTGCGATTGCTTCTTCGTTCCACATGTTGGCTTCTGCGTTTGACAGCTGACCAGCAGCTACTAATTGCTCCATTTTCTTAACAAGTTGCTTGTATTCAAGTCTGGTTAAAACTCTCCAAACAATGTGCTTATCAAAAGAAATGGAAGTTACATAAACTTCTCCATGTGTTTTCTTCCAAGCCTTAACTGAACCTGCTGTTGGACCGTTATCAAAGATAACTTGATCGTCAGCCAACTCTTCTACAGTTGTAGCTTCAGAAGGGTCTATACCTGCGTAGGGAACGTCTTCAACGTCTTTAATCACAATATCACCCTCAACTACATTTTCTGTTTCTACAAAAACTTCAGCGCTATCAGCTGAGAACTTTTCAGCTGCTTCGCCATCTTTTCTAATAACCACTTTTCTATTCTCGGACATTGTTTCTCCTTATATTGTTTCAAGTTACATTATATCATATCTATATTAAAATTATTATCTTGGTAGAGTACTATCGGTCCTGTTAACCAAAGGGCTCTCAACCACTGATTTTGTAGCATTAGAAGCCTGTGGCTCTGTTGTAACGAAGGTCTTACCGGTATATGGGTTAAAGCCAGATTCTGCTTCTGTCATGTAAAAGTCTCTCGCCACAAAGCTATAGGTCTCTATCAAAGGAGATCCTCCACTTTGATATTCTGTGCTCATTTGCATTAGATGCACATTTTGTAAAACAATCTTCATTGGGGTTTTGTTATCAGCCATCTTAACTTTTCGCTCATTTATATCAGTAGATATTATCCTGTCCAAGTTGTCTCTCTGCTCTATAGAGGCCGTAGAAGCGTTCTCCGTGACTCCTACGGGGCTTAAACTGGATTCCTCTACCCCATAGACTATAACGAAGTTAAATGGAGGATGAGCGCTAAAGATGTTATGTTGGCCATCTGCTGAAGATGTGCTTATTGCTGGATCAGTAGTTATTCTATCTAGCTGACTATTGGCCCAATATTTTTGTATATTTTCTTCATCTGTTCTTGATTCATTTTGTGATCTTAAAACAGATACGACTCCAGAGTTATCAGATTTACCCGATGCAGAGAAGCTTCTAACTCTTGCTGCCTCCTCTAGAAGGTGTGTCATCCTTCTAGGGTATCTTGAGTATAAGGAAAACTGACCAGTTATTATTCTCGATCCATTCATCATGGCATCAAAGTTGTATGACCAGAATCCATAGACTGCTTGCTTTTCTTGTTTAATTAAAAAACCAAATCCAGCTATATCTAGTTCATCTTTTGGATCGAACAAACCATCGATATATACTTTTACATCTTCACCGGAGAAAAAGTAATCATAATAATTACTAAAACGAGGATCTCCAGTAGTTTTGCCACCAGCCCAATAAAGATCTAACTCTGCACTAAGAGGATCAAATGTTCCATTCTTGTTTCCTAGACCAGGATTAGTTGAGACGGTATCCTGATATGGAATATAGCCACTAAATGGTCTATATGGAACAGCTCTATATGGACTTGTCATACTTAAACCTTAAACGATTGTAGGCGGTGAATATATTCTTTCAATAAAATTCTTATAATCTTCGACTCTATCCCCAAAAGCATTTGTTGATATTCTTAATCTCTCGTTTTGTTGAGCCTGATATCCATCTGGGTACCTAAGGTCATCACGAGCCGTATCTAATTGTACCAGAGGCTGTAGCCCTCTAGCCATATACGTATAAGTTTGCTCAGTAATTAAGTCGTCTATTGACATAGTACCACCCTCATCCACAAGGGTAACACCAAATATTTTCATTTTTGCTGCCAACCCGTATTCGTTAAAGAAGGTAAATACGATATCAAATGGTGGTAACATGTCCGCCAATGGTGCAAAATAGCCCTTGCTGTCAGAAAGAATTTTTCTATAACTTTCTATTCTATAAAATGCGTACTCGTTAAACTGAGTGAATATCATGCTTCCAGCTATAGTTCTAGCGCCTTTGACAAATCCTCTTGGATTAACATGACCAAGTGTTCTTACCGGAGAGTTTTCTCTGTGCATTGAATATGATATTGTTTGAAGTTCTGCCATTTCCAGCACATCGCCTTCATTGGAAATGAATCCATTTTCTCCAATTTTAGGAATAATGATTGTAGCTGTTATGTCTGCACCAGAAAATGACATATCAGAAAATGGATCTGGAAGATTATTATTTTTTCTAAATTCTTTTACACTCTCTTCATAGGTGGAGAGTCTATTTTTTCTTGATGATATAGTCGTGAGATTCGCTATATCTGATACATCTTTTTGGTTAAATGCCATGTTATTCCTTAAAAATAAAATAGTGGAGGATTGGTCCTACACCAAGTCCTCCACTATTTAATAACTACTATACTTATTTGATTATAATTATGGTCTAATTATCTCGCTGTTTAATCCGCTAGATGATACTGCATCTTTGCTAATTAATGAACCTAGGTCGTCTGAGTTGAATCTGTTAAGATTATCCGTTGTAATCTTATACATTGGACCAATTTCACGAGCAACGTATGTCATTGTTTCTTCGATAACAATGTCATCCATCGAAGCTCCTGAACCTTCATTTAACAGTTCAACACCATAGATTGATCTAACAGCAGCTTGGCCATATTCGTTAACAAATGTAATTGTAATGTCGAATGGTGGGATTTGGTCTGCATAGTATGGTGTCTTGCTAACTACGTCTCTTGTTTGATTTGTTACTTCAGCAATACCTCTCTTGTGGCTTGGATCGCCAGGAAGTGTATTATGAGCTCTTGTGAAAAACTTCATTTCCGAAGAAGAGTTATGATGTGTCTCAAGCATCTGGTACAGAGCTGGGCGGTCAAATACTGTGAATATTAACGAACCAGCAATACCTCTTTTACCTCTTGAAAATGAACGTGGGTTTGGTGAACCCATTGTATAAATTGGCGCCTTTTCTCTTGTCACCGAAAAAGTGATTCCCGAAAGAGCTCCGATTTCAACGCCACCAAAAGTGGCAACAATATCAGCACCAGAAAATGTTGTATAAGTATTGAGATACTTGTTTACTGGACTGTCGTAGTATTCGCCTGCCATATTACCCTCCTAATCGGTATATAAATTTGCAGTGTTTTTATATGATATTAACCAAGTTCAACTGACATTTGGACTTCGATGTTTCTAAGTTCAAATGCAGGTGTTATAACTAGGTCAATAAGTGCTTTGTTTTCTTCAGCGATGTATCTAATGTTGAAATCGCTATCTAAGATGGCACCCAACTGCTGCATTCCTCTAAGGGATGAAGTAATCGAGGTTTCCATTGAGTTTCTAACTTGAATAGTTGAAGGTTGACCAATGAATTTCTGACAGCTCTGACGGACAACTAACATTGATTCGTTAACAATTCTCAGTGTTGTCAGTCTTGTGTAGTCTGAACTAGAACCAGCAAATGTTACACCATCTGTGAAGATTGGAGCTCTATTGAAGTTTAACATGATTGAGTTTACACCCTTATTGGTCATTGCCAACAAGGTTGTTTTGCTAGGATTGTATCTTAGCGCTGCAACGTTGTAAACTGTCTTGTTTATGGTTGAAGTGTATGAAGCCATTCTGCTAACTGCAGCAGTTAATACAGCTGCACCGTTTGAATAACCCCATGTCTCTGGATAACCTGCAGGCTTTAGCTCTGCGCCAATTACCACAACATGTCTTCCAAGTTCCTTAGCGGCAACTCCATTATATGTTGTTGCTGAATCTCTGTCTGAAAGAGTTGTTAAGCCGAGATGTGTTGCTACTTGTCCAGGAGTCATTACGTCGTTAGCGCCGACATATGGCTTTGTTCCCATAACAGCAAAACATGGATGACTGTTCTCGTTGATTGCTTTAACTTTATCAGCAATTTTTACTGCCCAGTTATTTCCAATCGTTACTGAGTTGTCTGCATAAAATCCGTAAATTGTATCGGCAGATGCGGAAAAAGCTTCAGAAGGAGTTGCAGACCAGAGTCCTGCTCTTGCACCACTTCCCCAAGGAAGTATAATATCTGGCTGAGCAGCTTCTGCTGCAATGAACATTGCATCAAGAACGCTACCACCAAAATTGGTACTTGTTACCGCAGCCGTAGTGTGGTTCCATGTAGTATCACTTGGCAATGGGACCATGTAGATTCTTTCTGCGCCTGCAGAAACAAGCTCAAAAAAAGCTCTGTGACAAGCTGAATTAATGCCAAAAGCAGTTATGACATCTTGTTCATTTGTGCACTGAACTACGTCAAGGTCTGCAACGTTGCCGGTTCCATCTGCTGTTGATCTTTTTGCTATTACCACAACTCTAGGTCCGACTGGACTATCTTGACGGGAGATGCTGTAGAAGCGGTCTTTAATTATTGTTTTTACACCTGGTAGAGCCATGTTATTCTTAACCTCCGAGTCAGCGATTTATTGGATTAACTCGAAAGATATAGTAATGGGGTACCTGTAAAAACTAACTAGATTTACGTATCCTACTAAATATTATGAGTTTGGGGTAGCACTTTGAAATAAGTCTACAATACCTAGGTTCATATCTGGATTGTAATACGAAGAAGGAGTCGCAGCTGCTTGATCAACTAGCTGCTTTTCATAGGAAACCCATTGGCGTATATCGGCCACAATTGACTCAATCTTATCAACTGCTGATACATGTATTTTTTCGGTTGTTAACAAATATGTAACCGCTCTTTTAACTACATCAGTTTGGTCCATGTTTGTTTCGGTATCTGAAAACCTTCTAGCGTATACGAGTTCTGATGCCCCTAGTCTCTTAAAGACTGGAGTATATTCAAGCATAAAATCTTCAAATATTTCCATAATTCTATCGGCTACTTCTGCGCCAGCATATCGTTGTTGATCGCCTGACAATTGGCCAGCATTGGCTTCAACCATAACAGTAAAGGAAACAATGTTCTGAAAACGCTGACCTTCTATAATGTAATACTTACCGTCATCACCTAAGGCTTTATCCCTATATCTCATTTTAGGTTCTTGACTATGAGCCCTCTTTAGCTCAAGGCCGTAAGCTATGCAAGGATAGGATGCAAACTTGCCTCCAAATGTTGCTAAAATTGGTATATCTGGATATGAATTCTCCCAGAGCATTTTGACAACCTCTATGAAGCCTAGGTAAGTTAAATTTCCTTCAGCCTTTAATCTTCTTGAATCACTATCGTTATAGTATTTGGGATCCTGCTCTCGCAGTCTATCTCTGCTTTCTGTATAGCTTTCCCACTTACTACTTTGTGCTGCGTCAGCATTAAAGCTATCTGGGAATGGAAATGAAGACTGCATGCTATGCTCCTGGTCCTGTCATTATAGAAAAGTTAATATTTTTTAGACCAAGAGAAGAAACTAAATTTATTTCAAAAATTAAAGTTCCTCTTTCTGTTTTAGATCCATATGATTGAAGATTGTAATCTTTAATAGTTCTAGTCGATACCAACATGTCAAGCATAGCTTTGACTTGTGAAATTACTTTATCTTCAGCGTTCTTTCCTATGCCATCATTTGCTATAGCTTTTATTTCAGTTATAACCATAGCTACTAATCTCATTTGCGGAGCTTTTGTAAAAGAACTATTTTTATTAGCTAATGTATAATCATTAGATATATTTACTTCGTATGGATTGCCTCTTAGCGCTTTACGTGTTCTATACACAACATTTACACCAAGGTTATCCAACCTAGCTAATGAATCTCCAGATAAATTAGAACCATAAACAGAATATGCTCCTGGTATTCTTTTTCTAATTATCCCATTATAGACTGGAGTTGACGACATCATTCCAGCAAATGCTGCTGCTGCTGAACTCGTATATGATCTTCCAAAACCTATATGATTGAAAGTTAGTTCTCCGTATACAGGAATAATATATCTACCTATATCACTTTCTATTTCTCCACTTATTGAGTAAGTGGTAAATTTATTTACAAGTCTAGTATTTTGTTCTAGAAGTTGAACATCACTGTCTTTTGTTCCATTATTTTTAGAACCAATAATTCCCATTTGCACATATCCGGTAGCATTATTGAAAGAATAACAATGAACAGCTAGTTGAGCTATGAAGTCAACAGACCCAGTATTTATCATTGAAGTTTCAAGTGGCACTATTATATCAATAAAGTCAAGCCCTTTTGCTATATCATAACTTACTGCTAGTCTTTCATAATATTTTTCATAAAAGTTTACATTAGAATTTGTTTCAGCTGAAAAAAGTATTGGCATGTCGATAAGTCTTTGAGAAATATCTTCGATGTATTCTGACATTGGCGCAGAAGCCATCATGAATATGGACTTTGCTCCGCAACTAAACGCATCGTGAATTCCTCTTAAAAGGGGAGAAGAAGTATTTGCACCCAATAGGTTAGTAGCTTCTTGAATTGAATTAATTTTTATAATTTGATTTAGTTCGATTCCATCGCTATGACCTATTAATAATATTGAATTAGTATTATAGTATTCTTCTAGTGAATCAAAAATTGGTCTCTTCGAAATGCTTGCACCAGTTGTTGGTCCTGTTAAATCTTTAGATACTCCAGTTGTATTAATGACAGAATATTTTCCGGTTGTAAGTTGCTCTCCATTAGATAAAGGAATATTTGTTTTAATAGAAAATTTATTATTTGCTGGTACCGAGGAGATAAAATGATTTCCGTTAAAGGCTGCACTTATTTCTGATATTGAAATTTGATCACCAGATGAAAGATTGTGATCAATATCAGTTGATAGAGTTATCACTCCATTCTCTATTTTTTTATATACTATATTTCCGACTCTACCAATTTGACTTCTAGAGACTTCAAAGTTATGTTCAATTACTTGAGTTCTATCATTGTACGCACATTGGATGGAGACGGTATAAGTTCCACCAAAAAGTGTATCTGGAATTTTATAATAAAAACCATACTCAGAGTCTGATGGTCTATTGTAATAAGAATTTGTCTTAAGAGCTAGCCTTGCATATGCTTTTGTGGCGTTATAGCTTGATAAGCTTGGTAAAGTAGTAGCAGCTGTCCTTGCTATTACTGATTTTGTAGTTGGTGCAGATGTGATTATGTACTCTGCGTTATATCCACCGCCAACACCATAGATGATTACGGTATCTCCAGCGGCTAACTTATGATCTACATCAAATGTAAATGTTGCCGAAATGTGACCACTCACTATTGAACTTGGTGGTGTTATCGATATGATTCGATAACTTGTATTAATCAATGAAGTAGATGAATGGATTATTTCTCCAGTGCCACCATTCCCTCTTGATACTGTTGCATATATATCTACTGGAGTAGCTTGATTCAAAGGGTCGTAGAACTCACCGTTTACCAAAAAGGCAAATCTAAACTTCACCAACTGACCATTGTGTACTCTTAACATTTAATTTTTACTTTCTCTAGTCGCACCTGCAACCCAGTAAACTACTTTTCCGCCTCTACCTCTTACCGGAGCAGAAAAGTCTACTAAAAAAATTTGTTGACCGCCTGAATAGTCTTCATATATTCTATCACCAGATTTAATACTTGCCGTATCTTGAAAATAATATACTACCTCAGAGCTAACTGTTAAGCCTTGTATGTTTTCTTCTAATATATTAGCAAATCCGTTGAGCCCCCGGATACACAGCTCTTACGGTGTATCTTTGCATCTTTTTGCTATAGGTCATAGTTTTCTGATCTAATACTTTTTGAACTAATACATTGTGACCCCAACTACGCAGTATATTGCTTAATGTGCGTTTTGGATCAATCATACTTCCTTATTCCTCTTTCTGGAATTGGATTCTGGTCTGGCGACTGGATATGAGTTGGTCCATATAGGTCTCTTGGAGTGTAGTAAACTGACAATCCAGTATATGGATCCATAGTTCTTCCGGCTCCAATTGTTGGAAGACTTGGTAAACCCTTTGGTTGAACTGCTTTCATTCCAACTTTTGATGTTAACATTTCTTTTCTAAGCATTGCTGCAATTTGACACCAAGTGGTAGCGTTAGCTCTACTTAAAGTGTTTCTAGGTAAGTTTTTGTTGGTTATTGAAAGATCGCCAAGCCTTACCGAAAGCTCATCGTCTCCACCGTTTCCATAAACCCTTGTTAACTCACAACAGGTGGCTGCTCTTATGTATTCAAATGCCGTAAATGGAATGGCTGTTCCGTCTTCAGTCTCTAGTAATTTAAATATATTTTTTATCTCTATAGAATAATTGTGTATGAACTCACCTATTTCAAGAAGGGAAGCGTCAGGGAAGTAGGGGAGAAGTTGCTCCGGATCAAGATACAATGGCTCTATATCCGCTGCAAAAGCTATTATTTCATCCTCTCTCAAGAAGACTGTTGGCCTATAGTCCTCTGTTGGAGTACTTACATATATCTGTTGATTAACGCTAATCGTAGTATTGTTTGCTAGAATTCCATTAAAGGAAACCTTATATGTACCAGCTGTTAATGGAGTGTAGTCGTAGTAGAATTCAGAACCACTAAGCGACGTAGGGGTAACTGATATTATTAACACATTACTTGAATTTGTTATACCCATAGAAACTGATACGGGAGAAACCTCTACTTGATTACCATTAGCATCTACGTCAATAAACTTAACCTTTAGACGCACAGTATCATTGACTAGTATATTTGCCATTTTTCCCTCTTTAAAAAGTAGATATTTATATAGTAGTACTTTAAATTGTGTTGGTGAGGTTATTCACTCTGATTCTGAACACTAACAAGTGTGCCAGAGTTTATATTTGTTTCACTTGCCTGGATAATCCCAGCGCCTTCTTTTTCGGCAATTTCTATTGTAATAAGAGAGCCAGAATGTATAGTTATTTCGCTAGCTTGAATAAGCGCAGCGCCTTCCTTCTGGAGGGCCTGTATCGTGATTATACCGTTTGGAGCTAGATCTATACTTACAACGCCTATTGCGGTAGCTACCGAATAGTCTTCTTTTCCACCAAAGTTAACTTTTATATCATTTAAAATGACAGGATTTGATATTCCCTCTATTATTAATACAACGGTTCCATTATATTGAATACCAGATTGGTTATAGTCAATAATGTCATTATATAACATAAATGTCCTTTAAAAAGTATTAACTATATAGTAATGATATAAAGTTAAATTATTATTCGTAATAAAACTTGTTAGCCTTTAAGGCTATTGGGGGACTATCCCTGTGCCAAACGTTGATAACCACAACCCTTCTCACCCCGGAAATTGGCGGGGTTGTATTGTGTATAACGTGACCAGCATCGAAAATAATTAACCTATTTGGCATACAGGCTATTCTTTCTCTGAGTTCAATTGGAACAACTAGTGTATCCATATTTTCTCTCTCAAGGGCGTCTGGAGTGTCTTCTGATACAGCTTTAGGGTGAAGCTCTAAGAAGCCACCAACAACATCATTTGTTTCCGGATAGTACACACATCCAATTTTTGGCCCTCTGAAGATTTTGGTATCTGCGTATAGAAAAGTATCCTCATCTACGTGAACATCTAAGAATTGTCCTGGCTTGAAAGTCCTAGTCCAATACTCAAATCCACACAATTCCTCAATTGGAAAAGGAAGATTATTTTCCCAAATTTCTTTAATTAATCTTTTCCTTGGTGTATTTGCCTCAGACTTATGCCAGCCATCCCAAAACATATACGGGGCAAAGCAGTCGCACAGCTCATCATGATATCCGTTTAAAACTGTTGCGATGCGCTCTTCATCGCCCATTGATTCTGGGAAGAAGTCTTTAGTATATTTAATTTCATCCAATAATATTGGATCTTTTATAAAATCATCTAAAATAATCATAATTTATATAGTACTACAGTTTGACCGCATATGTAACAGCAGCACCTGTTGGATTATGGTAAACGCAGGAATTCTCTATATTTTTAAGATACTCGTGAACTTCGTAAAAATCCGTAAAAACAGACTCATCTTTATATAGAGAATCAGTTCCAGTATAGAGCATCATTATGGTGCCATTTTTGTTTAGCATGTTATAAAATTTAACTACTAATTCAGGATCATGTAAAACGTCATGTATGCTCATGCAGATAAAATCATAGGTCCCGGCATTACTTGACTCTATATCTTGCATTGAAATGGTATTATAATCCCAATCTTCATTATCTTTTTTTATTATTCTTTCAAATAGATTTAATTGATAATTATTAAGGAGTGTTAGCTTTGATCTTTTTTGCATTAATCTAACTAGTCCTGTATTAAATGCTGGGAGGGTCATTAAAGATGTTTTAGGATTAGCGGTTAAGAACCCAAACTCATGAGTGTTAGCCGCATAGTAGTATGCTTGATTAGTGTTCCAGAAATGAGTTTCTTGACTAAACACATCAAAATACCAAATTAAGAAATCCATCCCTGCAGCTATTTTTCTTTTATCTAAAGATAAAGTATCTAAATAGTTTTTAACATTTTTACTTTTTTTTATTGATTCATCAATAGATTCCACATCTACATACTTAATTAAGTTAACTAAATTATCGAAATAATCTTTTTCATACATCATATTTGATTGCCCCCATTGCTATCTGACGCATGTGCCATAATCTTCTTATGTTTCCTATTAATGAGATTCTTTGATTTTTTAAATATAAATAAGAAAGATCTTGACCTAAATTTAATTTACCAGATTCAACATCATCTATTGGAGCCAAGGTTATAGATCTAGTAGCAGCTATGATTTCATCTATATTATAAGAATCTATTTTAGCGCCGTCAAAACCAATGCAGTAGAGATAAAAGATAATCTGCCTATCTATATATGCTAGATCATCAATTGCGTTATAGGTCATATTAGATCTTCTATACCTGGAGACAAAGGAAGTATTATATATCTATTCATTTCAGCAAAGTCGTTTGTTAAAACATATTCCCTAGTTGTGCCACCGTTTTCCATTACAATGTTTTCATCTTCTTCAGAATATGAAGGCACTACATCATCCATTTTTTCTGTAAACTCATGAATGAGTTCTTCGCTAATTTCTTTTGGTTTCATATTAATTAAGTTTTTTTAATGCAGTTACCTGGTTATATAGTGAAGTAATTGCATCTATTTGCATTCTAGATACATCTTCTGTATCTAAGAGATCGTTTAATGATTCTGATGTCATTGCTTTTTCTGGATCTTTACCAAGCAAAAAACATAATTTGTGAATAGATTTTGTTAAATATACACAAGTTTTTTCCTTGATTAAATCAAGTTCTTCTTTTGAAATATTAGACATTAATATTGCTCCATATTTAAGGCTACAAGATACTGCATTGATTCCTCTTTATATCCTTTTCCTTTAATCTGCTTTAAGTAGTCTTGTCTAAGAAATGGAAGATAAACATTTACTGCCATTGTAGAATTTGCTGGGTCTTCTAATGGATCAAGAACATTTTCATTTAATTCTTTATTTGGGCTACCATGACAATACCAACCTAGGTAAGCGTATCTTACGCCGCCGCCAGTTGGCTTTACCTGATGAGCTGCCATATAATCACTGGGAAACATTAATACATCTCCCCTTTTAGGGGTATACTCTATATCCAAATAAGGAAAGTAATGAGAACCACCCGTAAAATTCTTTCCGTTAAGTTCATTCTCTGATTCAACACTGTCGTTAATGTAAAATATTGTACCAACCACATTTTTCATAGCTAATTGTTGGCTCGGATGTGGAACACCATACATGTAATCTGTTTGTATGTCTGCATGTGGGCCCATATAAACATTTGATTTATACTGTGTTATGTGACCCCTACTTTGCCACCAAACACATTTATATACTAAAGGAAACATTTCTATATATTTTAATAAACATTTATATTTAACTTCATCAATAAAAGCTAATGTTTTCATCGCTTGAAGCTCTTTGTCTGTATGTATTCTCGTTGCTCTATACGGCATTTCTTCAATTATCTCAATAGGAAAATAGTAACCACTATTATTGACGTAGACTTCTTCACCTGTATTTGGATGAGTAGTAAGTGAATACATTTCTGCTTTTTCTTGTTCTATACTTCTTTCACAGAATTTATACATCCAATCCCAATCTACGGATGCTGCGTTCTCAAACAGAACAACTCCACCACCCAAATGCTTTCCTTCAACGTCATTGAAGTTCATCATAATCATTTTCTCCTACTACATTGTCTAATTCATTTAACTTTAGAATTCCCTTGGTTACTGGACCAATTTTTTTACCATCTGCGTCTACGCCAGTTTTTATTCCTTTTACCCATGTCCATGGTTTTTCTTGTGAATTTTTCATTTTTAAATCGTTATATTTTCTTCTTGATTCTTCCAAATCTTTATCATCCCATCTATTAATAACTTCAAACTCAACGCTTGGCAGTAAGTCTGTTGGATAAATGGTAAAAAATAAAAATGGACTTCCTTTAGGGAATGTAACTGGTTCATTTACTTTATGAATTACCCAATTTGTTTGCACCTCATCTGGCCACCAACTACTTGGAATGCTAGCGGTCATTGGTGAGGCACCATCTATGTAATAATTTGGTGAACCAGTTGTCCACAGACTGTAGCCTTCTTCTGTGTTTATTGCCCAACCAGTTGCAATTGATATCATCCCATGTATATTTGAATGAGCAAATTGAAAACCATTATGAACACCACCGCTAATTATTCTTGCTGGACTAGGTCCTCCATCCCAAATCACGACCAATTCTTCTGGAAGAATCATTTCCCATCCGCTAACATTTGCCGTGGTTACAGGAGTGCACTGGTAGGCGTGTTTATTATATGTATTGTCCATCCAATCTCTCTTGAGGCGAGATTGTTTTATTTCAACTGAATTATGATGTGTTCTTGATAATGTTACTTTTGTCATTTATGCTCCAATTAATCTATAGTCTGCATCAAGTTGTTTTAGCGGTTGCACTATTTTATCAGTAAATCTTGGTCCGCGTCCTGCGTTGGGATCAGCGAGAGAACCGTCTAGGTTATAGCCATATTGAAAATTTTTATGTGTTCTTTCATTATAATCAAACATTGTTACTACTGAATATTTCATTCCCGAAGTAACTGGCTCTGAACTGTGTACGAATATATAATTTGAAGGAAAAAATATTAAATCCCCAGCCTTAGGTTTAATTTTGAAACCTAAACTATTAAATGCTAATTCTCCACCATCATAGTCGTCATTTAAATACAGGACACAAGATACTGTAGCGTTGTAGCTAAACCCATGGTCTGTGTGTGGCTTAAAGTATTCTCCCGGACCATATTTAACAAAGTTAAAACTTTCCATAAAATCCATTTTATTAGCAGCAGGATACCTTACTTCATAATCATATAATGCGCACATAAGAATGTCTTTAATCTCAAATGCTATATTTTTTATATCTTCTATTTCTGGAAACATTTCCCATTTAGTATTATCTGGATGAATCTTAAAATCACTACAATTTCTATAACTAGTATCAGTATTCTCGTCACCTGTTGTAGCTAAAGACCATTTAAATCTTGGATTAAAACTTTGTTGAAGTCCGTTTTCAAGCCTATCTATAATAGCTGGCGAATTAACTAGTGCATTTTTATATAATACTATGCCTAATCTAGGGTCATAAACACACTGAGCATTGAGATCCACAGGACTACCTTTACTTTCTTAGTATGGTATACTTTTATATATCTCAGTATACCACAACGCTTAAGAAGGTGCTCATGTTCAATGAACAGATAACTGAAGAAAAACCCTGGAAGGTTTTACCTGGAACATTTGGAGACTCTCCTGATAATATCAAAATTATAGAAAATTTTATTGATGAAACAGATTTATTGTCTCTACAAAATTTTGTAAAAAAAATAGATGAATGGGATAATTCAAGAGAAAGTGAATACCATGAGGACGGCACCATTAAATATGGTGCTGATGTTTGGTTGAATAGAACTTGTAGTTCCTATATAGTAAAAAAACTAGATAGAGACATCTATGACTTAATTGATTTTTATATAGATAAAATGACTGAAAAAATAAATAAAAATTATAATTGTTTTGTCGAGAAAAGACCACCGGTAATTGTTTGCTGGAGACCAGGAGATTTTCAGATAGCACATGCTGACAAGCAGCTGCAGGATGGAAGACCTAATGCTTTTCCTGACTATGATATTAATTCATTATTTTATATTAATGATGATTACATTGGCGGAGAACTATTCTACACTCAACATAAAAAGAAGCTAAGACCAGTAGCTGGTATGGCCGTTTCTCATCCGGGAGACGTGAATTATATTCACGGAGTAACTCCAGTATTATCTGGAACTAGATGGGTTATTCCAGCTTTTTACGCTGTTAAATCTTTTTAGCTTTATTTAAATCCCGGAGGAGAAAAGAATCCTGGAGGACCAAAGAATCCCGGAGGAGAAAAGAACCCCGGAGGACCAAAGAATCCCGGAGGAGCAAAGAATCCCGGAGGAGCAAAGAATCCTGGAGGAGAAAAGAACGCTGGTGGACCAAAAAATGTTGGTGGAGAAAAAGCTCCGACAGTATAGTTAATAACCGTTCCTAGAAGAGCTACTGTCTCGTCGGTAAGAGCTGGAGTTACAACATCGTTTAAACCTGCTGTTTCCGTTGGTGTTGTTGTTACTGACCCAACAACAAAGCCTGCACCTGTGATCGTTGAATTAGCTGTAGCCTTAGCGGTTCCGTGCAGCTATTGCAGGCTTAGCACGTTTTCTTTTAGATTTTGGACCTTCGCTGTTATTAACTTTCATGTTATGCTACCATATCTCCTAGGGCAACCCATGTGTCAGTTGCGCGCTTAATAAGTGTAGCAGATGACCAAGTTGTGCGCAACTTAAGTCCAGGAGTACCGTTTACCGTAACTCCAGCACCCGCTGTTATTGTACACTGACCAGCTCCAGTTTGAAGTACAGTCAGAGTGGAACCAATAGGAAAGGCTACTGAAGAGTTAGGTGGAACTGTTAAAGTATTAACTGAAGCATTGCTTATTTCAACTAATTTATTCTTATCAGTTAATACAAGTGTGTAAGAAGCCGTTTGAGCATTTAGTATAGTATCAGCTATTTTACCTTGATCAATTGCAGCAGATGCCGATATGTCAGCATTGGCGATTGTTCCATCAAGTATCATTGCGCTTGTGACAGTTCCTGTTGGGAGTGTTACAGTTCCTGTAAATGTTGGATCTGCAAGAGGAGCCTTTAGTGCAATTGACGAAGTCAAAGTAGATGATAAAGAAGCGTTGTTAGCA